AAATTTTGGGATCAATGGATTGTATTCTTAGAAACAGCAATCACAATAGCAAATAATGATCTTGAGTTAAATGCTTATTTGTATAATACAGGCACTAACTATAGAGAACGAATAACAATAAATTTTCCATTTGTTATCGAAAGATTGGTAAATTTATTTTTGTTCATATATAAAAGTGAATACAAAATTAAAAGATTGTGATTTTACTTTTGAGAAAAAATGATATATAATAGTATGGTAATGATGAAAAAGTGGACAAGTCGATATACATTTAATACAACGCTATACGGAGAATACATATGAGTCTATCAAGTCTAAAGAACAAGAGTTCATCTCTTGACAAGTTGAAGAAAGCAGTTGAGCAATCTTCAGCAGGTAATGGTGGTGGCAAGAACGTCGATGAACGTTTCTGGCAACCTGAAGTTGATGCTGCTGGCAACGGATACGCAGTTGTCCGTTTTCTCGATACGCCAGCCGTCGACGGTGAGGATGGTCTTCCGTGGGTCCAGATCTGGTCACATGGTTTCCAAGGTCCAGGTGGTTGGTATATTGAGAATTCTCTCACAACTCTTGGCAAGACCGATCCTGTTTCTGAGTACAACACTGTTCTGTGGAACTCAGGTATTGAAGCAAACAAAGAAATTGCTCGCAAGCAAAAGCGCAAGTTGACGTACATTGCAAACGTTCTTGTGATCTCTGACGCCAAGCGTCCGCAAAATGAAGGCAAGGTTTTCTTGTTCAAGTTCGGAAAGAAGATTTTCGACAAGATCAAGGAGCAACTCGAGCCACAGTTTGCTGATGAGACTCCAATGAATCCGTTTGACTTCTGGAAGGGTGCAGACTTCAAGATCAAGATTCGCAACGTTGAAGGCTATCGTAACTATGACAAGTCGGAGTTTGCTGCTCCTGCTGCATTGTACAATGGTGAAGATGCGAAGATTGAGCAGGTTTGGAAGTCGGCTCATTCACTCAAGGATTTCTTGAAGCCTGAAAACTTCAAGTCCTATGATGAACTCAAGGCGAAGTTGGATAAGGTTCTTGGTGCTGGTGGTGTTGCTGGTGCAACTGCCAAGCGAGTTGATGATGAGGAAGCAGCCGCTCCTGTCATTCGCTCTGCTCCAGCCAAGAAAGTAACTGCTGAAAATGTCAGCGTCGATGACGACGATATGGCGTTTTTCGAGAAGTTAGCAGCAGAGTAATTTCAATTAGAAAACCGTAGATGTTTTCAGGGGGACTTCGGTCCCCCTTTTTTTATCCCATATTCATATTAGCATATGTTGCTGGATGATCGAACTCTTGAGCCAATAAACGATTGAATGTGTTCTCTTGATTATGCACTTCAATATTCTTTTTAGTAGAAGGCACAGGAATGACTTGCGTATTGTTGATTTGATTTACTGTCTGAGAAGGAATCTCAACTCTATCAGCCGATTGAATTTCAATTCTCTTTTGATTCATGTCAACAATTTGCTGACCTTCTGCTGGCTTTGGTGGAGAAAGATTTAAATCCGTTTTTGAGATTGGTTTCAGTCCAGCAATCTCTTTTGCTTTATCAAGTTTTATCTTAAGAGAAGGATCATCAACAGCCATTCTCTCTAATTCTTGAAGAGTATATGCACCATACTTTGGAACTTGAATTGCTGTTGCGATGTCTTGAACAGACCCCTTTGATATATTCTGAATGGCTTTATTTCCAGATTCTTTTAAACTAAAATCAAGAGAGTCAAATATACCCATAGTTGGAATTGTTGCTAATCCTAATAAACCTGCAGCACCCAATAATCTTCCACGAAGCGGTAAAGGAATTTTTTGAAAAACATCTTTTATCTTTTCTGGGATTTTCTTTTTTCCACCATCTGGTGTAGGTGGTGTTGGTACTGGAGGAGTTGGAGTTGGGACTCTGTTGTTTCTTCCTGGAAGAAAAGTTGGGAAATCAAATCCATTATTTGACAATAAATCAGGATTATCTCTAAACACTCTCTTCAAAGCATCATATAAAGTTGCATCAAGTGCTTTTTCCATGGCTCTTTGGAGAATGGCTTGCTGCTCATCAGCCTCTAAATCGAAGACGCTGTTTGGTTGTTTTTTAATGAGCGATTCTTTTAAATCCTTGACGAGCAATTCCATATCTTTTTTACGAAACATACTTTCTTCTTCAAGTAAAACTTTAATTTGTTCTACAATTGAATCAACTTCTGGATCTCCTCCAGTGAAGCGAACTGGCTTTAAGTTAGTCTCGCGAGATAGACGTTTGATTTCTGCGTCTAATTTTCTTTGAATCTTTTTACTTGCAATTTTACCAGCAGTGCCTGTCTTACTTTTCTCATATAATTGTCTGCCTGTAGGAGCATCTGGATAATAGAGATATTCCTTCCCTTCTTCATCAGCAACAGACAAAGGCTTCATTTGTTCTGGAATCTTTTCAAGGGATCCTCTACCTTTTGCTAGTGCTGTCAATGCATCATTTATTGTTCCGACTAAATTATCAGCAATAGATTTAACACGACGATTTGTTGATGAGACTTCTTGACTTACCTTATCAACAGCAACTGATAAACCCATGATTGAGGATTTAATTGGCTCAAGTGCATCATTAAGTTCTTTCTTTAATCTTTGCGGTGAGAGAGTCTTTTTCTCTTTTTGTTTCTTTACACCAAACTCCTCTTCAAGAGTTTTCTTTGCTTGTTCGATTTCTTCTTTTGTATATCTTGTTTGAAATCTTTCTCTAACAATTGCAGTTAGATCTTTATTCCCAAAAACTGCTGCGGCAACAAAACGTAGAGTTTGAGATGTTGCAGTATCTTTTTTACCTGAAGCAATTTCACGGAGTTTCTTTTCTCTGCGAAATTCTTCTCGAGATCCAGTGTATTCACTAAATGACTTCTGTGCCTCTGGACTGTAGATGTCTGATTCTACAGTCTTGACCTTCTTTTTAAGTTGATCAACTGTTTCTTTTAGTTCTTCAATTTCTGGATCTGTTTTCTTTGCCATTTTATCTCATACGTTTCTTTATTGCTCTATCAGAGGAAGATTTTTCTTTTTGCTGTCGTATTCTTTCGTTTTCTTCTTCAACGTGCTTCGCGACTAGAGAAATATAAGTCTTTCTTTCCCATGGCAGCATCGATTCTAATTCATGTAAAGAATAATTATGATACTGCATCAACGAGAAGTTGTTGAGGAAGTAACTCCTCAAACTCTCTTCACGAAGCATTATTCGAAAAAATCTAGAATACCCTCCAGAACAACATCATGTTCTTTCTTACATCTTGGACATTCAACCTTTCCTGTATAACTCAATTTTGGAATGTTATCAAAAAAGTTCTTAATTCTTCCAAATTGTTCTTGACTCAAACTGTTAATGAAATCGTCAAATTCTTTTTCATCAACATCACTCACAGGATAAGTTTGCTCTTTATCAAAAATAAATTCCGTGCACTCACGAATGATCTTAATTACCAAATCTAAATCTCTTTCTAACTGAATCTTCTTAGCAGTTTCGAAAGTAGGATATTTCATCTTAATGCCAATATTGTCAGTCAACTGCACTACTGGATTCACATTTCCCATCTTCGTTGTAACTTGAAGAAGGTCCACCTCCAAATCCATTTCAGCACCACACTTTCTTTCATCAACAACGTTTTGACAGACATAGGTGATTTCTACCTTTTCACCCATTGATCTTGCTCGAAGATTTAAAAAAATATTCTCAACTTCGAACATTGGCAATCTATCAAGATCAATTTCTTCCACTAAACAATTATTGATGACTTGTTTAATCGTATCAATAATCATCTTATGTTCGTTAGATTCTAATGCCATAATAAGAAGTTTTTCTTCTTTTACAACAAAAGGTCTGAAGCGTACATCTTTGTTTTCTGATTTAAGGTGCACACTATAAATTGGCAAATCAATTTTTGGTAAAGCCATAACTATTCCTCAATTATATACCTTCATTTGCAATCATTATTTCGTCTACAATCGCTCTAAAATTATTTCTACTTTCTTCGTTTGCTCTAGTGATCTTTCTTTGATGTTCTCTATTTTCTACAGAAAAGAGATCGCCAGTGCTAATCAAATTAAATCTTGGCTGCTGAAGATTGATCGTATGCTGTTGCTGCAGATCTAGATATTCAGCCTCATCATTTGTTTTAAGAATTTCAGATTTCCAATAACGATAGGTTAATGTCACCTGCAATCTGTTTACTGCATCATCACCCCAGTTAGTTTGAAGCGGAGCAACTGAAACAGGATATGCTTCTAAGAGATGGCACATGAACATTGCTTGATTCAATTCGTTATACTGAGTAATCTGAACTGTACAAACATAATCTTCTCTATACTTAAAGTCAAAAGAGTATGGAGTATTGATAATACTCATCCAAGTTTCAAAGATTTGTTTTTGAATTAGATTGTTATCGCACAATAATGTTAACGTCACATCTCCATAAGCACTCATATATGGACTTTTATAACTTGGTCCGTAAATTCTGGCGTCTGAAGTGATCAACTCTCTTCCTGGAAACTCTGCCTGCTCGCATTTAAAACTGAGAAGATTTGAGAAATCTTGTTGATTTAATTCTGAGAATAGTTTTTGTAGTTGAAAGTCAACGATAAATCTATTGCTTCGAGAAAATCCAGTAACACGATTTCTAGCCAGAAAACCTGAGATACTAGAGAAATTTTCGTTTCTGCCTTGAGTAGTAAATTCTTCTAATCCATCAGATGTTACTGGAACATCTTGAACAACATCAGCGGCTAATGCAGCAGAATCGCTTTGTTGTTCTACGCTACCAACCGTTGTGCCATTTGTTGAATTGATGGCTGATTGAGAAATTGGTCTTACTGGATCTTCCATTACGTTTTATACACCATCTTTTCGGTTGGCAAAAATATTGCAGTTTCCCACTGACTAGGCTCAATATAAATTAATGACGAACGAATATGAGAATAAAGATATCGCTTCACGCATGGCTCAATCATATTAAATCTTCTTGATTTAGACAATAAATCATAAGATAATCTAAATCTTGTAGTATCGTCGTATTTATCGTTGTTTATAAAATCCTGCAGACGATCTAATAATAGCAGACGAGTGTATGGATCAATAAAGTGTAGATTCAATCCGAGGAATCCATCTGAATACATTTCCATCGGAAGAACGAGTGGGAATTTATCCCAAACTGGAAGTTTATCTTTATATTTCGGATCGTAATGGAAGAAATACATTCTTCCCACGAATGCACGAGGGGAAATTCTGTTTGCATCGTTTAGAATGTTCGAACGATTTGATGGAATTTTAAGTTGAGATATCTTACCGAACAACCATGCTCGAGCATTTTGAGATCGAGGCGGGAATCCCGCTGCGGTCATTTCAGATTTTAATTTATCAAGTAGTGATGGCATCAGATACCTATTTCTTGTTCCGTGATTAATTTAAAGGTCCAGTTACGATCTTTACAATACTCTGATGCAGCCTTCCATTTTGCTTCGTTTACACCCCAAGTCATAACTTCGGTGATATATCTTCGTGTGATCTTAGATTTCTTTACTGGTGGTTTAGTCTGACTTTTAGGTTTTACTTCTAAAATCATTGACTCCACAACTCCAGTTCGATTTTTTATCTTAACAAAGAAGTCTGGAAAGTATCTATGCCAGCGATTATCAACAGGCGATAAATACGGAATAACGATTTCTTCATTTGACCATTCGATCACACTTGGATTTGTGTCCAAATGCACCATGACTCGGCGTTCCCAGAGACTTCTGTACCAGATGTTCGTAGGATCACCTAAATATTTATTGGTATTTTTCGGACTAAATTTTCCACTGTAAGCCATCAACTATTTATAGGACATTTTAATGGCAGGACCACTCACTCGAAGCAGTACAGGACCAGCAAAAAAAGAACGAGAGTTAGTTTTAGCTGAGCGACCAAAACAATTCGATGGTCCATTAAAGGCATTGGAAACGTTTGAAGAAGGCGCAGAAGTTCTGACATATCCTCAAGATTTAGGTAACAACAATCAATTTAAGTATGTGATGAGATTGTTGATTTTTCGTCAAATACGAGATGTGAATGCTGTACCAATTATAACTCCGAATACACTAGATTTTTCTAGAAAAGCATCCCAAGAAGGGAGGCTTAGAACAGATATTGTAAATCCTACAACAGTCACTGCAGTACTTGCAGGAGCTGCAGGTGCAGTAGTTGGAAGAGTTGTTGAAGAATTTGCCTCAAAAGGTTCTCGAGCTTCTGGTGCTTTAAACGCTGTGGGGGATGCTGCTGTCTCTGCAGCGCAACTTACAGGTGCATTTGCGGTCGCAAATGCATTTGATTCTGGATTTTCTGGAAGTCAAAACGTAGTTACTGATCCACTCTCATATATTAATCTTTATATGCCAGATGGTCTCAATTTCGTTGATCGTCATGATTACGATGCTGTTTCTGTCACAGATGCTCTTGGTAATTTGGGAGTTTTAGGGACAGGTTCTGTTACAGAAATTGGAGCTCGTTTGGGTGAGAATGCTCGAATTGCTGGTGTGCAATTGTTGGGGCAAAACATTACTGACTTGGCTCTTTATAACTCTGGATATGCATTAAATCCTCAACTTCAAGTATTGTTTAAGGGAAGTAAGAATAGAGAGTTTGTCTTTACCTTCAAATTTGTTCCAAGAAATGCGAATGAAGCGGAAACAATTGAAGGCATAATTCGCACGCTTCGCTATCATGCCGCTCCAAATTATCAAAGATCAGGTGAAGATGGATTGGCAGGAACTTTTTTTGGTGTTGGCGTAGGTGCAACAGACAATTCAAGATACTTTATTCCACCATCTCAATTTGAGATTGAATTTTTAGTAATGACGAATGGCGCAGCGATACCGAATACAAAAATGCCAAGAATCGCTCAGTGCGTGCTTACAAATATTGACGTCAATTATGCTCCAAGCGGTCAATTTTCTGCGTATGAAGATTTTCAGCCAGTTGAAACCCAAGTCCAATTGACGTTTACTGAAACAATCATCCTCACCAAAGAAGATATTCAGGCTGGATACTAATGTCATATTTTTCCAATTTTCCCAAAATGTTATATTCAACATCTTTGGGTGTTGCAAATCCGAAAGCAGTCACAAATATAATTGCAAAGGTTAATTTTCTTTCTGAGAGTATTAACAATACGAGCATCTTTTACAATTATTCTGTAAAAGACGGAGAGCGACCAGAAGATATTGCATATAAAATGTATAAAGATCCAAAAAAGCATTGGATCATTTTACTGTCGAATAATATTTTAGATCCTCAATATGATTGGGTCTTAAGCACAAATCAATTAGAAGATTATATTAATAAAAAATATAGTTCAATAACATTTAATCTGGATCCATCTGAATCATATACCTCAAGTTACACGGTCGGCGAAACAGTATATCAGGGAAGTTCTTTAGATAAGGCAGATTGCGTTGGAACAGTTGTTGCTTATAGCAGCGGAAATAAAACACTACAAATTAAATTTGCAGACCAAGTTTTCGCAAATAACGCAAATGTAACTGGCGCAACTTCAAATGTGACTCATAAAGTTGTAGGAATGACTTATAATAATGATGGATATAATTGGGCTTCAAATACAACTTATTATTCTTTATTGACAGAAGTTGCATCAAATAATTACGATGGTAAAAAGACAACAACCAAATATCAAGTAACTGCAAAAGATTATAATTGGGAAACTGATTCTGTAATTGATAAAAATGTGAACATATCGTATTCAAATACCTATAATCTAGTTGATGGATCAACTTTAACAGTCGACACTACTATTGCTCCTGTAACTTATTATGATTATGAATTAAATCTAAATGAAGAAAAACGAAGCATCATTATTATTAAACCAACATTTGTTCCATCAATAGAGAACGAGTTGCGCAGATTGATGAGATCATAATATGGCGACTAATATTGAAACAACAATATTTGATATTACTTCGATATCAATCGTAAGTCCATCAATTGGAACTGTTGATCTAAAAGACTTTAAGTTTACTGTAGAGGATTTTAGTATCTACGAAAGCATTTATAACAGCGTTGTTTCTGGACACTTACTAATTAAAGATGCATCTAATCAATTGTCTAAATTGTGTTTATCAGGCACTGAGTTTCTTTATATCAATTTTATGAAAGCAGAAGGTTTGGCGCCATACGAAAAGGTGTTTCGAATCTATAAAATTTCTGATGTAACTCTAAAGAATAATACAACAACATTGACCTATAGAATTGACTTTTGCTCAGAAGAGTTTTTACTTGATCATCAAATTAGAATTTCAAAGTCATACAAAGGGTTTTATAATTTTCAAATTGCTGCAGATATTTTAGTTAATTATCTTGGAGTTTCTCCAGAAAGAGTGACTTTAGAACCAACTGTTCTTCCTCATGATGAGTTTATTATTCCAAATTTAAAACCATTTGAAGCATTGAATATGCTCACAGCATTTTCACTCAACAACAATTTAACCTCAGCGTTTGTATTTTTCGAGACCGTTTCTGGTTATAAATTTGTAAGTTTGGAGTCTTTGATACAGGCTGATGATGCTCGAACCATTTATCTTCGTCCCCAAAATGTAAGTAATGAAACTGATTCTTTAGCAGGAATAGACTACATCAGCGATTTTAATATTTCTCAGTTATTCAATGTGTTGCAAACAATGTCAACTGGTGGTTATGCATCATCAATGTTAAAAATGGATCTAATCAAGCAAGATGTGCAAACAGCATTCTCAGATCCAGCATCTTCAACACCTGTCACAACGTTGAATGCATTTTTACCAATGAATGACGCGAAAAATAGATTTAATGATAGAATAATTGATGCTTCAGCATATCAAAGATTCTTCACTAACGTAAAAGGTGGATTAATTGACAAGATTATGTTGCAAAGAGCGCATCAATTTTCTCTTTTAAATAACTATACAATGCAAGTTACAATGGCTGGCGATACAAGTTACGAAGCAGGTCAAGTGATCAGCGTTGACTTTCCATATCTGCAACCAATTAATGAAGCAGAAGAAACTCAAGTAGATCCATACAAGGCAGGTCGCTATCTTCTTACTGCCGTTCGCCATCGAATTCTTAACAATAAATACATCTGCTATCTTGAATTATGCAAAGATTCAGTTCTACAGCCATTCCCTTCTGCTGTTGCTGATGATTCTCAACTCTTAACATCTGCTAGATTATCATGAGTAAATTTCGAAAAGACTTTATCGGATTAGATGGATTTCAGTGGTGGTTCGGTGTGGTTGAAAACCGAAACGATCCATTATTGCTTGGAAGATGTCAAGTTCGCATTTATGGAATACATTCTCCAAATTTAACTGATATTCCATCAGCAGACCTTCCTTGGGCTTTGCCAGTCCATTCACTAAACAATCAAACCTTCTCAACACCAAAAGAAGGTGATTATGTTTTTGGATTCTTTATTGATGGATCATATGCGCAACAACCAGTAATGATGGGTATTGTTCCTGGAATTCCTGAGTCAATGACTGATCCAAATTCTGGATTTGCTGATCTTAGAACCCCAGAAGAAATTGCAAATTCACCAAAAAGAACAAGATCAGTTGAGTATGCTACAGATGGTACTGGCGCAACTCTTGAAGAATATACTGATGAAGAAGAATTGTCGGCATTAAGAAATCCATCTGCATTTCAAATTGGTTTTCCAACAAATAGCCCACTCGCAAGAAACGAGCAGGTAGACGAAACAATTCTTTCTGCCAAGAAAGCATCAGTTGTCACTGTTCCAATTTCAGAAGAAAACCAATGGAAAGAACCAGATCCTGCATATGATGCAGAGTATCCATTCAATAAAGTTTGGGAAACAGAATCTGGTCACATTATGGAGTTTGATGATACTCCAGGATCAGAGCGTGTTCATATTGCACACAGATCTGGAACATTCCAAGAAATTTATCCTTCTGGAACTAAAGTCGAAAAGATTGTAAAAAACAATTATAAAATTGTTTTCTCTGATCATCATGTTTACATTAAGGGGCGTGTAAATCTTACCGTTGAATCAAATGTAAACATGAAGGTCTATGGACATGTTAATCTTGAAGCCCACAATGACATCAATGCTAATGTTGCTGGAAGTGTGAACTATACTGTCGGCGGTGACTTTAATGTGAAGGCTGAGAATATTAATCTTGAAGCCAACAGTTATATCAATCAACTTGCAAATACTGGCGTGTTTATTACTGGCAATGGAGATGACGACGACGGCGGTGTGTTCATAGTTGGAGAAGGTTCAGTTGGACTTCAGGGTGGAGAAGTTTCAGTTCTTTCTACAGTTGGAACTACGATAACTGCAGGTATTGACATTTCATTGACTGCTGGTGGATTTATCGCTGCTCAAGCTGGCGGTGCAGTTAGCATTCAAGCAGGGGCGCAATTTAATGTTCTTGCTGCTGGTACTGCGGCAATGACAGCAGCCACAGTCGGATTGAATGGAGCGGTTATCTCTCTCACCTCTGCTGGTCTTGTGAATTTGCAGGGTACAGTTGTTGGTGTTGGTGCAAGTCTCGTTGCTCCATTACAAACGTTCACAACATTCCCACCATCTCCTATAATTGGTGTTCCAATCCCAGGAATTCCAGCTGGGGAAGTAATTCCTGCCTCACCAACAGGATTAGGCGATCCACTTGAATTGCTCGAATATAACGATCCTCCTGTGTTCTTTGAGAAGAGCCCAAGCGTTCGACTTCCTCCAGATCGAGCTGCAGATATTGAACAACAGATTCTAGAATACGTTAAGAATCCAAACTCCTTCTATAATGAAGACGCAGATCGTGGTGATGTGAAGTCGAATTATCAAGGAACACCAGATACAAGCGGATTTGGTGATTCGTTAATTAATCCAAATAATCCAAACATCGATGATGCTTCAGATTTGGCTGCTTGGCTAGAAGAACAATTATCAAAGACCAGTTCAGGCGGCTTCTGGTTAGAAACTGGAATGAGTGGAGGAGATTCAAATCCAAACATTATAAACATCTGGAAAGATCTAGGATTTGGAAACAGAGCTCCATGGAACACCGACCAAACCGCATGGTGTATGGGCTTCATCAACTATGGTCTCAAACAAAATGGATACCGTTTCGTCCAAACTGCAAGAGCGTTTGACATTCGAGATCGTTTGTCAGATTTCGGCGCAACTCAGGTCATAAATCCAAGCGAGGCAAGACCTGGAGATATCGCTCTTTGGAAATATAGTCACGTCAGCTTTGTCTATAAAAACAATAATGGTGCCCTTTCGTTTGTGGGTGGAAATCAAAAGAGTCGCAGCAGCGTTGGTGGCTCTAAGAATAATCCTTCGCAGGGTGATGTAAGTATCTCTTGGCAAAATGGTTATTCGTCTCCAGGAGATGGAACTTTGCTCGGAATCTTTAGACCTGTAAAAGTCTAATATAAATATAAAAACAAATTTTAGAGTAAAAAATGGCAGCAGAAGAAAGAGCATTTTCTGATCTAGATTTAAATTTTACGAAACATCCGATTACAAAAGATGTTGCTCGTAAAACTGGGTATAATGCGATTATCGCTTCTTTAAAGAATTTAATTAATACTAATTTCTACGAAAGACCATTTAATCCAAAATTGGGAAGCAATATTCGCGGTTTACTGTTCGAACCATTAGATCCGTTAACAGGAACTGTTCTACAAAAAGAATTGAAAATTCTTATTGATAACTATGAACCAAGAGTTTCTGTGAGAGATATACAAGTAGTGGCTGATTATGATAGAAATGCATATCAAGTTACTTTAACATTTTTTACGGTTAATTCTACTGAACCACTCAGAACAGTATTATTTTTAAATAGGTTGAGATAATGTCAGCAAACTTAGAAAGTAAATTGATTGTTTCAAATCCAGACTTTAATGCGATTCGAAGCAACTTAAAAGATTTTTTGCGAGCTCAAACCACTTTTTCGGATTATGATTTCGAAGGTTCTGGTCTTTCTAATTTGATCGATCTGTTAGCGTATAACACTCACTATATGGCTTTCTATGCAAACATGATTGCAAACGAAGCCTTCTTGGATACAGCCTCACTTCGTGATGCAGTAGTTTCTCACGCCAAGATGCTTGGATATACTCCAACTTCTGTAACAAGTGCACGTGCAAATGTGAATCTAACCTTCACACAAGCAAATAATGCGGCTGTGGCAAATTTAACATCTCTCACGATTCCAAGATTTACAAAATTTGCTGGAATTTCTTTAAACGGAGTCAACTATACATTCACGACTCTTGAAGAAAAAACTGTAACAAAAGCCAATTCAGCATTTACATTCTCCAATCTCGAGATTACTGAAGGCAAACCAATAAACATTGTCTTCACTTATAGTGCGCAAAATAACCCACTACAACAATTTACAATTCCTGATCCAGATGTTGATACGTCAACACTAGAAGTTATTGTTCAAAACTCTGCTGCCGACTTAACTCAAAAAACATATACGCTTGCTCTAGATGCAACTGAAGTTTCAGCAAATAGCGCAGTTTATTATCTTGATGAAATTAATGATGGAAAATATCAAGTATACTTCGGTGATGGTATTTTAGGTAAACAACTTTCAGATAGCAACATTGTGATTTTGAGTTATTTGAGAAGTAAGGGTGCTGATTCGAATAAGACAAATCAATTCACACTAATTGATTCAGTTGGAACATTAACAAGCGGAACAGTTGTGGTCAACGATGCTGCTCAAGGTGGCACATCTGCAGAATCTATTAATAAAATTAAATTTACTGCGCCAAAAGCATTTGCTGCAAGAAATAGAGCAGTCACAAAAACAGATTATATTTCTCTAATTCAACGCGACTATCCTTCTCTTGAAGCAGTCAACGTTTGGGGTGGTGAAGAAAATGATCCACCAGTTTACGGCAAAGTCTTTATTTCTGCAAAACCTGCTTCTGGCTACGAATTAACAACAACAGAAAAACAATATATTTTAAATGAGGTTGTTGCCCCGTTAAGCATGGTAACTGTAACACCAGAATTTGTTGACCCAGATTATAATTATTTGAATCTAAGTGTTAAAGTTACTTACGATCCAACTGCAACAACGAAAACTCCAGGTCAGATTGTAAGCTCTGTAAAATCAGCTGTGTACAACTTTGCAAATACAAACCTTGACAATTTCAATTCATACTTCAAAGTTTCTCGTTTGACAAGAGAAATTGATAATATCGAAACTGCAATTTTAAGTAACGAAATTGACGTTACAATTGAGAAAAGACTTGAACCAATTCTTGGCGCAACACCAAGAAACTATACTTTGAAATATTATACGCCACTAAAGAAATCAACTAGCGGAAATAGAATTCGCTCAACTCCAGCATTTACTGCATATGACAGCGAAGATGTTGTTCGTCAGGTATTCTTCGAAGAAGTGCCCCAGTCAACAACAGGCATCTCATCAATAACCATTAAAGCAGGTGGTTCAGGATTTACTGTTGCTCCAGAGATAAGAATCACAGGCGATGGCTATGGAGCAGCCGCAACAGCAGTAATTACAAACGGCAAAATCACCTCTGTAAATATTACAAATGCTGGCTCAGAATATACAACAGCAGTTGTGAAAGCATATGACTCTGATGGAAACGAATTGACAAGCGTTTTACTTGAAGCAGTTATTCAGAATAGCGTCGGTAAACTTCGAACATACTATTTCGATGACAATCAAATTAAAACCATTCTTTCTGAAGATGCTGCAACAGTAGATTATGCTGCTGGAACAATCACACTTCAAAACTTCTCACCACTTGATATTAGAAATACTTTAAAAGTTCTTAAGTTCTATGCAATGCCTGAGAATAATTTGTTCAGTTCAACAAGAAGTTCAATTATAACAGTTGATCAAGAAGATGCAGCTGCAATCACTGTCGACGCTATACCTGTAACAATCTAATATGTCATCACAGAATAGACTTTCAACACTCGTAGAATGGCAACTTCCTGACTTTATTCGTCGGGATCATCCATTGTTCGTAGAATTTTTGCAAAAGTATTACGAATATCTTGAAACGCCAAATTCTCCTGTTTACGAATTAAAGAGATTCTCTGATAACTATGATGTAGATAAAGCCAGAGAAGCATTTTTACAATATTTTAAAAATAAAATCATACCTTCTTTTCCTGATTCTACAGAGTTGTCAACAGAAAGAATTATTAAGGCTGCGCGCGATTTTTATGCAAAGAAAGGTACTCCTGACTCATTTAAATTTCTTTTCAGTGCTTTATATGGTGCAGAATTAGAAGTATTTTTCCCAAAATTACAAATTTTAAAAGCATCTGATGGTAAATGGATTCTACCTCAAGCATTTCGTTTAACGCTTACTGGTGCAAATCTTTCTCTTGATTTAAATTTAATTGAAAAGCGAAAAGCATATGGCAGCATTTCCAGAGCGAGCTGTATTGTTGAAAGCGCAATAAGAACAATTGATAAAAGCACCAACAATGAAATTGTTGAAATTTATGTTTCAAATGTAAATCGTGCATTTCAAAATGGTGAAGATCTAGAAATAGAGTATCTTGACATTAATGGCGCGACTCAAACATTCTCAGAAAAGATTATTGGTGCACTTTCAAATATTCAAATTACTCAAAATCGTCGCGGCACAAGATATCTAACAGGTGACCCAGTTGTGATTAATGGTGGTTTGGATACCACATCAACTACAAAAGTAAAGGCTGTTGCAACTGTTGGGAATGTAACCACAGGTTCAATTGATTCTGTCACCGTATTAAATCGCGGATATGGATTTAGAACATTTCCAAATTCTTTAGTTGATATTGTAACAGCAAATGGCGTTGGTGCAAACGTAATTGTTGCTTCGGTAGACACAGCAAACAATATTGAAATTCCTTATAACATTGATGCAATTTTATACAAAAAAGATACTTTATTAAATGCTGCAGACTATGATTTTGATAATGTTGCTTCAGCAGACATTAATACAACCATTATTGATGCATTAACATTTGAAAAAATAAACGTTTATCCAATACTTACAATGAGTGTTGTAAATGGCGGATCTTTCTTCAGTGAAGAGCCAACTTTAGATGTTGTTTCTCTATTCGAGAGTGATTATTCAGAAACAAATGGCAACCTATTGTTAAGTCCAGGCTCATTTAGTACATACAATGCATCAAATTCTTCCATTAAATTTGTTGGTGGTGGGTTTTCTAGTGTGAATGATTATTACAATGGATGGAGAATTTTACTTGAAAAACAATATAGAACAATCATAGATTATGATGGTGCAACTAAAACTGCATTTTTAGATAGATCGTTCGAAGTAAATATAAATTTAACCAATATTCTCACTAAAAATCTTTATCTTGATTCCCGCCCATCAACTAAATCTATGGGCTATATTGCTCACGTTGAAGTATTAAATGGTGGAAGTGGATATGATAGTGGCGATACTCTTTCACTAGCTGGAACAGGTTATGGTGCTGTCCTCAGCCCAACGATAACAGGTGGTTCATTTACTGCAGTTTCAGTATCAAATCGTGGTGAGGGATATGTTGAACCGCCAACAGTAATCGTAAATACATCAACTGGTAGTGGGGCATTATTTAAAGTTTATGTTCTTGGAAATGGTGAGGAATTTGATGTTGTAACTGGAGACATTGGTCAAGTCAGAGACATTATTCTCTCAAATCGTGGATCAGATTATGTTTCAGCACCAAATGTATCACTAAAAGTATATGACATTTTAATTTCTCCTCTTGGTGGATCTGAAGTAATTCTCGAGAATGATATTGTATATCAAGGTGTAAATGTAAATACAACTACATTTAGAGCCATCGTTGATGAATATTATCCATCTAATAATATTATCAGAGTTTTCAATTATTCTGGTTCTATAAACGTAGCACAAAATCTTGTTGTTTATAAGACTGAGACAGCAGCACAAACAAACACCTTCATTCAAACTTCAACGATTGGAGGTAAAACGTATCCATACAAATATGGTGACGGCAGAGCCAGAGCAACAGCAGAATTTTTAAATGGTCTTATTCGCTATAACGGATATTATCTAAACACCGATGGACAATTAAGTTCTGATAAGAGATTACAAGACGCTAAGAGATATCACAATTATTCTTATGAATTAATCTCTGATCGCTCTTACACTGAGTATAGTAAAACTGTTCTTGAGAGTTTACATCCTGCAGGCGCATCACTACTTGCTGCGCATATGATCAAAACAGATTTGCAGGTCTCGCAGCTTTCTAATATAAATGTTCATACACTCTATACAAATAGTAATAGTTTAATCACGAACTGTAACGTTGGATTTAATGCAGCTATTGTTTCTGGAAACACAGGCAGTGACTTTGATTTGCTTGCAAATATTGGTGATATTATCATAATTAATTCTGGTAATGTGTATCGCTCTTTTGCAAAGGTGATCACTTCGTTTACCAGCAACACTCAACTAAATATAGAGAGCCCTTGCGTTATTGTTGGTGAAGGTCGCGGTAAAGTTACAGCAAACCTCAATACACTTACAATTAGCGGCAATTCAAACTCTATTGTACAATTCATCACAGTAGACGACGAACTTAGAATAAACGTAAATAATTCTATCTTGGTTAAAACGATTAATAGTATTTCTGGCAATGTAATTACTCTCAACAGCAATGTGGGTATTACAACGACCAATACAAATCTTGTTTACTTCGTTTATCCGAAGTTAAACGCAGTAAGTTACAAAATAGTCAGTACGACTGACGAATTCTCTTAACGGAGAGATAATATAAAATGGCGAGTTATGCAATCTTAACTAAAAATTTCGGTGTTTTAAACGCCCAGAACTTCGAGCGTTTAACAACTGGGGCATTTGCAAATTGCTACGTCGCGATTGGTCGTCAAAGCGACTGGTCGGGTGGTGATGTTGCTGCTGCTCCTGTAGACACTTCAAACAGTTTCTATCGATTCTGGGACACCATGATCGGTATGAAGAAAATCACTGCTGCTGACATGAATTTAGTTGTTCCACGTGTTGATTGGGAAACAGGAACAACGTATATTGAATATAATCAAGATACTCAAATGTTTGCAAAAGCCAATACTGCAAATGTTGCGTATGATAACAAATTTTATGTGAGAAATACGCGAGATCAAATCTTTAAATGTTTGTTCAATAACAACAGTGGATCATCTACTGTGATGCCAGAAATTAATTTAGATGGCCAACTTCCAGAAAATGCATTTGTTGAAACATCAGATGGATACAAATGGAAGTATTTGTATACAATTCCACCTGGACTTAAAGAAAAGTTTTTCACAAATCAATATATGCCTGTTGTGACAGAGGCTATTGTCACAAATAATGCTGTTGATGGTCGTCTTGACATCATTAAGATTACTGCAAATGGTGCTGGTTTTTATGCGAATGCAAATTCAAATAGTTATAGCATCGTTTCTATTAGTGGTGATGGATCTAATGCAAATGTGACTGTGAAGGTTACAACTACTGCCCTTCTTGGTGGTAATTTGAGCGGATATAATATTATTTCTGCAGGTAACAATTATACCAGAGCCACGCTCAGTTTGACCGACCCTATCAAAGTTCCTGGAACTGCAAATGGCACATTAACCGCAGTTATAGGTCCTCCAGGAGGACATGGCTCAGATGTAGCGCAAGAATTGGGTGCATCTAATTTGATGCTTTGCGTTCAAATTGAGGGTGATGAGGGTGGAAAACTTCCAATTAATGGATTAAACACATTTAGACAGATTGGCATTCTAAAAGATCCTCTATTAGCCAACTCTGCTTTTGCGTCAAATAACGTATACAGAACGACAACAGCTCTCGGCATTTCAGCTGCAGTCACTCCAGCATTTAGTTTGAAAGAAACAATCTATGTTGGAACTTCTCTTGCAACCGCGACATTTACTGCAGTGGTTGAAAACTATGATAGCGCAAATCTTGTATTATATGTAAACAATACAACTGGATCCCTCACAACTCCAGCAACGATTGTGGGGAATACTTCTGGAGCAATTACTAGCGTTTTAAGTCAAACTGCTCCAGAAATAAAGAAGTTCTCAGGGGATCTACTATATATTGAAAACAGCGCAAATATTTCTCGATCAACTGTTGAAACTCAACAAGTTAAACTTACGCTCAGATTTTAAGGTGTAACAGATGGATTTTAATGTAGAACCGTTTTATGACGATTTTGAGGCTTCCAACGGAGCCAAAGATCAGAATTATATGAGAGTATTATTCCGTCCTGGATATGCAGTTCAGGCACGTGAACTTACTCAAATTCAGTCCATCGTTCAAAATCAAATTAAGAGTTTTGGTGACCATATCTTTAAAGACGGTTCTCCAGTTTACGGTGGGCAAATTACTCTTGATACAAACGCAAACTATCTTAAACTTCAAACAACCTATAACGGAATTGACGTCGAAGCTGCAGATTTCGCAAATACCGTAATCTCAAATAGTTCTGGCACTTCGAAAATTCGAGCAAGAGTTGTTTCAGTAGATGAAACTCAAACACAGCCAACATTGATGGTTCGCTATCTTCGCGGAAATCAATTTGCGAATGGCGACGTCATTCAAGCAACAACCACGCAAGGAACAACGTTTGCTCAATTATCTGCTGATAGTGCTTCTGGTAAAGGCTCAGTTGCCTCTATTGACGAAGGTATCTTTTATGTTGATGGATATTTCGTTAAAGTTAGTCCGCAAACTATCGTTTTAGATCCATATGGTAACACACCAACATATAAAATTGGTCTTGAGATCGACGATAATATTATTGATGAGTCTGAAGATACAAATCTTTTAGACCCTGCGCAAAATTCATTCAACTATCAGGCTCCAGGTGCATGGCGTTATCAATTTAGATTAAATCTAGCAAAACGAGAACTCACATCTGTTGACGATGAGAAGTTTTTTGAACTAGTTCGTGTTGAAAACGGACTCATCACAAAACAAGTTCGTTATCCAATTTACTCAGAACTAGAAAATACTCTTGCTCGCCGCACTTATGACGAATCTGGCGACTATACAGTTCGCCCATTTGGTGTTTCTCTTTCCGCAAACACAGCATGTAATGATACATTTATTATTAATGTTGAACCAGGAAAGGCATACGTTAAAGGGTTTGAATATGAGTTTGCTGGAACGCAAAAAATTGAAGTAAACAAAGCCAGAACAACAAATACATCAACAGATTACGATCTTTCAGTTGAGTATGGCAAGTATGTTTATGCGAATACGATCACTGGATCTTCTTCAGGATTGTTTAATATCGCTAAACTCGATGTGATTGATCTTCACTGCGTCCCTCAAGTAAACGTATCAGTTTCAACTATTGATGCATATAATACAACTTATATGGGTTATGCGAGAATTCGCAACTTTAGAAGAGACAGTTCAACAGAATATCTTGTGTATCTAACTGATATTAATCTTGTATCAAATACCGTAACTGCAGCAGCAACTGCTGTAAATGCAAACTCTATTGTGTTCCCTGCAGGATACTCTGATCTAAATGATGCATACGCTAATGTAAGCGTAAGAGTGTTGAGTGGTGGTGCAAGTAACGTATCTGCTGGCGATGTTCGTAAGATCGTAAGATATGATGGTGCTACAAAGACTGCATTTACAGATTTAAACTTTACTGCACTCATCGGTAGCGGTAACACAGTTTCTCTCTTGTATAGCACAAAAGATATTGATTCATTGGTTGAAGCACCTGCTGCAAAGACATCTTATAATGTTAAGATGAATATCTCGAATAGCAGTAAAGATATTACAAATGCAACAATCATCTCTGATGAAAATAGAGATTCATTGTTGTTCATGCTACCAGATAATTATGTTTCTTATGGATCAATCACCAATGCTGACTTTAATAGCATGAAGGTGTTTGAAGATAAGTCATTCACTTCAAATGGTCAGTTAGCACTAACTCTTGCTGGCAATGAGACATATGGTTATGGTTCAGATGGAAGTTTCTTATCTGCAACCTCAGCAAATGCTAACATTATTGTAATGGTCAAATCTCTTGGAACTGCATCAAACGTTGTAGTTGGTCAAATATTGAATTTAACTGCTGCGGTGGGTCCAGGTGGTGGCGGTCGTGGAGTTGCTGTTCGTAGAGATTCATCAACACAATTGACAATTTTCAGTGGTGAATTGGGAACATTTACTGCAGACATTTATGCTGTAGTGAAGGTCAATGATTCAGAATCAGCCACAAATAATCGTAGAACAAAAACGATTCGTGGAAACGCTGCAAACACTACGCTTTTAGCAACCGATAGTTATCTAAATGCTACACAAGTTACAGGTTGCACATCAGTAAGAATTGACACGACAAATGGTCATGTTTGGTTTACAAATACCAGCTTTATTAATAAAACTCCTGGTGGCAATAACTCACTATTCATTCCAGACGTTTATAAGATCATAAAGATCTATGATTCTGGAAGCGGAACTCAAGAACCAACAGCAACAAATGCAATTGATATTACGAGTCGTTTCTATCTAGATTCTGGTCAAACTCTTGGAATGTATGATCATTCTAAGATTGTATTGAAACCAGGTGCCTCTGCCCCACGAGGACAGACTGTTGTGATGTTGCAATATTATGAACATTCATCAGCAATTAATGGATACTTTGATGCAGATTCTTACCCATCGGCTCAATATGCAAATGGAACAATTCCAACGTTCATAACTTCTGATGGAACAACATATAATCTTCGTGATGCGATTGACTTCCGCCCTACGAGAGATATTGGAACAAGTTCGAGCGTTGCTTCATATACCTTTGTTGGTATGAAAAATCCAATGCCAGATGATCCAATGGAATTGACATATTCATATTATGTTCCACGTGTTGATAAACTTATTTTGACAACAGAAGGCGAATTTAAAACTCTCACTGGTGTTGCGGGTAAGTATCCAATTCCTCCTGTGGATACAGAAGATGGAATGACATTGTTTAGAGTTGACATTCCTGCATATACTGCAAATGTTAACAGCATCAAACTTACAAAGGTAGACAATAAGCGTTATACAATGCGTGACATTGGAACGCTAGAAAATCGTATTCGCAATATTGAATACTACACCTCATTGAGTATCGCTGAGAAAAAAGCAACTGATGCTCCAATTTTGTACGAAGATAATGCTACAGAAAAGGAAAAGTATGGTATTGTTGCAGATAATTTCACAGGATTTAATGTTGCTGATACGTTAAATGCAGACTTCAAGTGCTCTTTAGAAAAGGGTAAACTTTCTGCTTATAATAATTTGAAACATATTCCTCTCGAAGTTAGCACAATTGGTGCAAATACTAAGAGAAATTCAAAAACTGTTTCGCTTGATTATACAGAAGAAGTTATTGTTCAACAAACAACAGCGACTGCAAATGTGACTGTTCAGCCATATTTGTATGGAACATTTATTGGGCAATTAACTCTTTCGCCACAAAGCGACAGCTGGTTCTCTGAGAATCAAGCACCAATTCCTGTATCTCCAACATCGCCAGTTCCAACAATTGATGCGCCTGTTCCAGTTGTCGGTCCGCAAAATACAATTACCACAAATCCACGTAATCCATTTGGATTTGCACCAATTGTCTTGACTCAAGAGGATTGGTTCCGCAGAGGTGGCGGTATGGCAAATGCGTTAAATAGAGCGCAGGAACGAGTAGAAGAATTAGCACCGTAGTAGGTTTAAAACATGTTCGACGAATTTCCATTTAATTTTATATTCAATCCAAACCTAATCAATGGTTTGGATCCAAATGCGTTTTCGCCAGTTGAGCAATCTAACGATCCAAATATCGTTACTCGATTTATTCGCGCAAACGAAGTTGTGTTTGTTGGCACATCGTTAACACCAGATAAAGTTCCTAACTTTTTCTTAGATGATGCAGTTGTCAATAATTTTGTACAGAAGTCAAATAGACTAGAATTAAATGCTGCAAATAACGCAAGCATCTTCGTTCAAGGTGAGGGCATTGTTGATATTACAACAAATGCATATGCTCGTGTTCTTGCAAGCTCGAATAATATTCTATATTTGAATCAAAACTTTTTAACTGTGAATATCGCTGCTTATGGTGCCAACTCACTAAATGACAATGATTATGCTGTAAATGATATTGTTATTCAGAGAGCCAGTGGAACAAGTGGTGTAACAACTTTCCGTGGTCGCGTTCAATACTATGATCGTGCAAATGGTGTTCTTGCCATCTCTCCTTCTGATGGTGCTATGAATGCATATGGTGCTGTGGCAAATAGTGTTATTTCAAAATTGAACAGTGCAGTTCTTACAAATGCTGCATCATTCATTCGCGGAAACACGTTTAGAGCTGGCAACAGAGTTCGTGGTGCTGCGAATGTGTCAAATACTGGATTGATTGTTTCTCTTGATCATGCTTCTGGTGTTTATACTGCAGCAAATGGCACCAACACTCTATCAATTCTTGTTCAAGCCAACTCAATTAATTCTGTTGGAAACACTCTTATCATCACTTCTGGAACTGGACAAAACACTGTAAGAGAAATTCTTGCAGTTCATGGTACGAATCATAATGAACTTCGTCTCAATGCTACAGTTACATTGAGTTCAAATTCTAAGTATACATTTGGCACTCACGTGGTTGATGAATTTGGTCGCATCACTGGTATCTTTAATATTCCAGAAACTGAAAGTGCTCGATTCCCAGCAGGTGAGCGTATCTTCACAATCACTGATACGGAAGGTGCTCAAAATAACTTCTTCTCAATGCGTGCAACTGCGACATATAATGCAGTTGGTGCGCCACCAGTTATTCCACCACCTGTATTTGTCCCACCACCTGTTCCACAAAGAAGAAGAGATCCTCTTGCTCAAACATTCTTTACGCCAGAAGTTGATGTGCAAGTAAATGGCGCGCCTAAATTTAATTATGGCATTTATGTGTCATCTGTCGACTTGTTCTTTGCTGGTAAGCCAATTCTAGCAGATCTTCAACTTCCTATTACAGTTGAACTTGTAACTGTGGTGAATGGAATTCCAACACAAAATGTGATTGCTGCTAAATCAGTAGAATGTCGTGATGTTAAAACGTCATTGATTCCAGATGCATCAAATACCAGCACAATTACCAACTTTAAGTTTGATGATCCAGTATATTTGGAACCAGAAACAGAATACGCTATTGTTGTGAAGTCTGATTCTCCAGATTACTATGTGTTCATCTCTGAACTCGGCGGAAGTGTTCTTGGTGCAAATCCACCACGTCGTGTTTCTCAGCAGCCATATCTTGGCTCATTGTTTAAATCACAAAACTCATCAACGTGGACACCAATTCAAAATCAAGATTTGATGTTCCGCATTAAGAAGTGTGTCTTTACGCCAAATACTGGTGGCACGGTATTGTTTAAACCACAAAATCAATTTGCCAATGTGAATATTGATTCTATTTTGATGCACACAACACTGTTAACAAAGAAACCAACAGTTGCAAACTTTAAGTTTAAATCGAACAACGTTTCTAACGTACAAGATGCTCAGTTCACCTATATTCCTGTCAATTCACGATATAGTTTTGGTGCTGATTTGTTGACATCAACCGCAACATCAAATCGCCGTCGTCGAATTATAGAGGGTGATACAGGATCATTTATTGCTGGTGTTGATTTAAATACGACAGACGCAGACGTATCGCCAATTGTAAACATTGAGCGCATCAGTGCTGTTGCTTATGAAAACGATATCAATGATGGAAGTATTTCAAATACTGATATTAGCATTACTTCTGTTGGAACGCATACTGACGCTGGTGACATTACAGTTACAATTTCTGCTCCAGATTTAGCAGATGGCATTCAAGCAAATGCATATGTTTCTGCTCTATCTAGCAATGGTGTTAGCACAATTATTGTTGACAATTCAGGTTCTGGATATATTACAACTCCAACGATTACTTTCTCAGAGGCTGTAGCATCATCAAATGCAACCGCTGTGATTGCTGGTGAAACAGGATCTTCTGGCGGTAATATGAAGGCTCGCTATATCACGAAACAGATTAGTCTTGCTGACGGATTTGATGCAGGTGATCTTCGTGTTTATATTGACGTCAATCGTCCACGTGGAACTAATGTTCACGTCTATTACAAAGTTAAATCAGCATCAGATCCTGAAAACTTCGAGTTGAAGAAGTGGAAGTTGATGAATAAGGTTCTTGATACCTATTCTGCAGATCAGAGCGAGGTTATTGAACTCGAATTTAGACCAAATCTTGAGAAAAACGTTCTTTCATATGTTGAGAATGGCGTTGTATATCCTCTTGGTGGTACGTTTAAATACTATGCTATTAAGATTGTGATGTCCGCTGCAGATCCAACTGTTGTTCCAACAGTTCTAAACTTTAGAGCAATTGCAACACCATCAGGATAATATGAAAATTAAAGTTAAAGATAGAAGTGATCTTGTTCGAGATTCGCAAACAATGGCAATCTTGAATGTTGACAAAAATGTATTAAATAAAGATCTTCTATATAAACAAAAAATGCGTCGAGAAAAACAAGTCGACGAGGCGATAAATAAACTAGAAAATGATGTAAACGAAATAAAAGGTAATCTGAATAAAATACTTCAGATACTTGAGACTAGAGGTCCGTAATGGCTAATGCAAATATTTCAACAGTTGTCGTAACCAACACCTTTGATGAGTGGCGAGTCGCTACAAATGATTTGATTGCAGATCGTAACACTTTACGAAATACAAATTATGTCAAAGATGGCGGTAATTATGCGATCGCAAATGGCGTTTTAAGTGTTCAAAAAGACGGTGGTGGTACTGTTTTTTCTGTTGCGAATGACGCTTCAATTAGCGGTAATGCGACCATCAACAGATTAACTGTTACAACAGGTATTAATGCTGCAGTGATAAATGCAACAACTGCAGTAAATTCAACATCATTCATCACAACAGCTGGATTAAATGTAACGAATCAGGCTAACCTTGCGCGAAATCAGGCAAACGCTGCATATGATATTGCAAATACTGCCAGAGATCAAGCGAACACTGCGCGTGATACCGCAAATACTGCCTCTGAAACTGCTAGTATTTCTGCAAATAGTGGTTCTACTTTAACCAGTAAAAAATTAAATTTCATCAACACTTCAAGTATTCTTGTGAGTGTCACTGATGCATTAGACGGAAATGCAAATATTTCTCTTCAAACGAGTTTTGCAAGTCCTAGTGATGCGTATGATCAAGCAAACACTGCTCGTAATACTGCGAACGCTGCCTATGAAGCCGCAAATACTGCTGGTGGCGGTGCTCCATATGATCAAGCAAACACCGCCCGAGATCAAGCAAATACGGCACGTACACAAGCAAACACGGCACGCGATCAAGCGAATACTGCACGTGATACAGCGAATATTGCATATGGACAAGCCAACAGTTCATATGATCGAGCAAATGGTGCCTATGGTCAGGCTAACGGCGCATACGCTCATGCGAACATTGTTTATGCTCAAGCCAACACTTCCTATGACCAAGCGAATACTGCATATAATCAAGCCAATACTGCTCGCACTACTGCAAACGATTCTTACAGTCAAGCCAACACAGCGCGTGATCAAGCCAATACTGCTCGAACCACAGCCAATGATGCTTATGGTCAAGCAAATACTGGAAGCACTCAAGCAACTGCTGCTAGAGATCAAGCCAATACTGCTAGAGATCAGGCAAATACTGCTCGCAATACAGCCAATGGTGCATATGGACAAGCCAATGGTGCATATGCTCAAGCAAACACATCAGCAAATACAGTTCGTGTTTCCGCAAATCTTGGATCCACATTATCAGCAAAACAACTTAACTTTAATAATACATCAACAATTCAAGTGAATGTATTAGACGGTGGTGGTGATGCTGCTGGAAATGCAAATGTAACATTCTCAGTAATTGGTGGTCTCTTAAGTGCAAATGCATGGAAACATGCAACAGCAACTTATGATAGCGCCAACGTATACATCTCTGCCACTGCACCTGCCTCTGGAAATCAAAAGGGTGACATCTGGATTCAATTTTAATTAAGGTGCAAAATGGCTCTTAAAATCTGGGACAGCACAGAATGGAAAATGGCGTCTCAAATCAAAGTTTGGGATGGCACCACTTGGCAAAATGGCTCTCAGGCTAATGTCCATGTTTGGACTGGCACAGCATGGCAAAAAGTTCATCCTGGCGTAGAATTAGATGCAACAATTGGATATTCAGTTTTCACCACTGATCCTACAGATGCTGGGAGTGGTGGTAATGCTCAAGCCAGAGTTAATATTTTTGCAAACGGAAAAATTCAAACCTTTGAATCAACATCAATATCAGGAACTGTAAGAACATCAAGTGCTGATTGGTTGCTAACAGGAACAAATTCTGATTATGATGTTTATGTTGCAAATTTTGGCGGAGATAATTTAGAAAGTGGCAGCGGACCAGTTGATGGTACTCGCACAAGATTAAGTTCAGGTGTTGAATATTCTTTATTTATAAATTCGAATGGAACTAAAAGTTCTTCATTTGATATAATCATTTGCGCGAATAATTCAGCGACAGGCACCACAATTCAAACAGCTCCAGTTTTTCTACAAGTTGATGTCGGTGGATTGTAATTTAGAGTAATCAATGTCTAATCTACTTACAATTAATACAAAAGGAATTTTATTTCCTGATGGAAGTTTTCTAGATACTGCGCAAGTTGGATCAAATCTCAACGTTGCAGCAAATGGCTCATCTATTGAGTTTACGAAATTTCTCAATTTTATTAATACTGATACAGTCACCGTTTCAGTAACTCCAAACACAGGTAATCCTGGATATACAAACGTTGCATTCACATCAACTGGTGGGGGTGGCGGTGGAGTGAGTGGTCCATCAGGTCCATCAGGTCCATCTGGACCAAGTGGTCCATCTGGAGCAGCATCAACAGTTTCTGGTCCGCAAGGCGCACAAGGTCCGTCTGGTCCATCTGGCGCACAAGGTGCCGCATCTACTGTTTCTGGACCACAGGGTGCACAAGGTCCATCTGGACCATCGGGTGCTCAGGGGGCAGCATCTACAGTTTCTGGTCCTTCTGGTCCGCAAGGAACATCAGGTCCATCTGGTGCTGCCTCTAATGTTTCAGGTCCACAAGGTTCACAAGGTGTTTCTGGTCCCAGTGGTCCATCGGGTCCATCTGGCGCTGCCTCTACAGTTTCTGGACCATCTGGACCAAGAGGTATAACTGGTCCGTCTGGTGCACAAGGCGTATCAGGTCCACAGGGAACTGGTCCGTCAGGTCCACAAGGAACTCAAGGTGTTTCTGGTCCAAGTGGTCCACAAGGAGATCCAGGTGGTCCATCTGGTCCGTCAGGTCCACAAGGTCCGCAAGGTCCACCAAATGGTCCATCTGGTCCAAGTGGTCCACAAGGTCCTTCTGGTCCAACTGGTGACAAATATTCTACATCTAGTACATCGACATTTACGATTGCTCAAAATATAAACATCACGATTACAGTCGGCACTGGTTTATCTTGGACGCCTGGACGTGGTGCTCTTATTCGACACGATGGATTTAACTTTATATACGGAAGTGTTGAAGCATATAATCCAGCCACTGGTGAATTTACATTCTTCTCAGATCCAATTCTTGACTCTGCAGCAGGTGTAGGAAATTCATTTAGCAGTTGGAAAGTTGATGTTGCAATAATATTCTCAACAGTAGAAGGTCCTACTGGTCCATCAGGTGCTGCATCTACCATTTCTGGTCCAACTGGTCCGTCAGGTCCATCGGGTCCATCTGGCGCTGCCTCTACAGTTTCTGGACCATCAGGTCCGAGTGGTCCAAGAGGTGCATCAGGTCCATCTGGTCCATCAGGTCCACAAGGACCAAATGATGCAGCATCAATCAATTACATCCAAGATGGCACAGGTGCTGTTAGCAGAACAGTTCAAGCAGGATTGAGAGATCGAATTAGTGTATTTGATTTCATGACAACTGCTGAAATCACCGATGTTGAAAATAGATCGTTTACTCTTGATGTAACATCAAAAATTAAAGCAGCGATCGACGCTGCATCAGCACAAAGAAAAGATCTGTTCATTCCAGCAGGATTGTATAAGATCGTTCCAGCAACAGCATCTGAGTGGGCTGGTGGTGCTGCTGACTCTGGTCCAGTTTATGTTGCATTTACAATACAAAATAATATGTCTATTGTTGCTGAGGAAGGTGCAGTATTTAAACTTGCAGACAATTTCTCAGTTGTTGGTGCTGTGAAAGCGCATGCGATGTTCTTTACAAATGTCCCAACTGCAAATGTCTCCTTCTATGGTTTGACAATGGACATGAATGGAAATAACAATGATGGTATCGCGCCATTCCCTGGAGACAATAATCCACAAATCTTTATTAGTGGTAAAACACCACGCTATTCTATTCCATCAAGAAGAGCAACAAGCACCTCAACCAACACAATTGGAACAGGATCAAAATCATTCACCATAGAAACTGGTAAAAGTTTTAGTGTTGGTGAAGATATTGGTATGTTAGTTGCTTCAGGAACTGGAGCATCATTATGGTCTATGCATGGAACCGTCACATCGTATAATAGTGGCAGCGGTGCTCTAGTGGTAAATGTAACTCAAACTAGCATATATGGAGTTGGTCAAAGCGTCGGTGGAAGTTCTGGTGGCGCGCCTCGTTGGGCAATTGGTGATGGTATTGGAGCATATATTGACGATGTTGTAATTGAAAAGTGCATCTTCTTGAATAATATGGGTAAAACTGTTCTTGGTTGTGCTCAATTAGATGGCGCAACGAAAATAAAATTAGGAAAAAATTGGAAAGTTCTGAACTGCACATTTAAAAATAATGGTAAACGTGCTGCGGACCACTCAACATTTTACGGTATGGTTGATGATTTGACTGTAGAAGGATGTTCATTCACAGCAGATTCAATGTTCCCAAATGGTTCAACTGGACCATATGCTGATGGTGGTGGAACAATAACATGTGGTACACTTGTTGCGATTGAAACTCACGGAAGCAATCACAGATATAGTAACAATTTATTTGAAAATTACTATCAAGGATTTTGGATTGCCTCAAACGGAGCATTTGAAGCAAACAATATTGTAATTGCGCAAAATAATTTCAAAGTATTGACTTATGGAATGGGTTCGTATAGACGCGAAGGTGGTCCAACAATTATTCGAAATGTGAATATTTCTGACAATACATTCATATATGACAATACTTCTAGCGCAGATGGCGTTCCTAAAGTGGGTGTTCTTATTGCTGAAGATGAAGAGATTGAAGATTGGAGCATCTGTAACAACATTGCTAGAAAAGAAGTGCCTGCTGGGCAATCAAATTATCAATCTTATTTTATAGGAATATTCACTGCACGTGTAAGCGGCGTGATGGATCGAATTGTTATTGATGGTAACTATTGCACTGGATTTGCTCGCGGCATTGTTTTGTATAGTGCTGTATCAGGAAAGAGTTTAGGAACAATTCGAATCACGAACAATACCATTTTAAATCCAAACACCACTTCATCATTCCCATCTGGTGCATATGGAATTTTGGCTTATACAACTGGTGGTGCATCTACAGTCAAAGAATTAATTATCGATAATAACTCATTTATTGATAATCGTGCTTCGCCACAAATGCAATATGGGATTAGATTATCTGGTGATTGGACAGTTAATAATCTTTGGAGAGATGGGAACAAATACTATGGATCAACAGTAGCAGATTTTGATTCAACTGGAGCGGTTATCACAAATACACGATCTGCAGATGGCGGTGGTGCAACTGGTCCGCAAGGCGCACAAGGTCCATCTGGTCCAACTGGTGCACAAGGCTCACAAGGACCAAGTGGACCAACATCAGGTGCTTCAAGCATCACGAATTTCACACCAACTTGGTATAATCAAGAATTTGGTTCTCCGCAAACAGCTGTAACGATTGGAAACGGAAACAACGTTGGGTATTATAGTTTGAATGGAAATGAAGTTACAGTTGTCGCAACATTATTGTTGGGAAGTACAACAAGTATTGCCACCAAATCAACATCAGGATATGTATATCTTGCATTACCCTTTGCCTCTGCTTATGCAGGATTAAGTTATAATGGTGTCTGGAGAATTTACGACGATAGTGTCGCTAAATTTTATAGTGGATCTGCGTTTGTCGATGGTGGTGGTAGTACTGTCTCTTTGGCTGTTGATAATGGTTTGTTCGTTCGAAATGCTGCAGGTTCTGAGAATCCTGTAAATTTTGCTGCGGGAGACGCATTGTCCGTGCAATTAACATATTTCAAGACATAATCAACTTGATTTTGGCGTAAATTTAACGTAGAATATAGGGATGTTTCGATCCTTATAAATATAAAAAAGATTTTTGGGATTACTATGTCAGATTTAAATAAAACTTGGCTCCCTGGACCTTCGAGAGGAACGACTACCGTAACCTCTCCAGGAAACGTTACAATCCCATATGGTCGTTTTGTTGGTACAGTTTCAGGAAAGGGTGCTCCTGGAAACTCTCCAGTAACAGCAGGTTGGGTGACAAACTATAACACCAATTATAATGTTGCGTATCCAATCGCCAATCAGCCGATCGCAAATCAGCCACTGGCGAATCAGCCAGCAACTGCTTGGACAACCAATTACAATACAAACTATAACACCAATTATAATGTTGCGTACCCAATCGCGAATCAACCAATCGCCAATCGTCCAATCGCAAATCAACCAGCAACTGCTTGGACAACAAACTACAATACCAATTATAATACGAACTATTTCGTAACATATCCATTTGCTGGATTCGGTTTTGGACACTTCTCGTTTGGTGGAAATAATCCAGGTGTTTATTTCGTGAACTCTTATCGATATTGGACTTACGGTATCTATCAAAACCAAGCTGGTCCTCCAGGATATGTTCAAAGTACCAGTTACAACTTCGACGACTCTCAATGTCCATCGCACTTTGCATTCGATCAAACAAATCCATTACAATATCAGTGGCACTGGGTTTACTTTCAATGCTGGCATCAATTTGCACCAGGAAATGCATTCTTTTTCACAAATTACAATACAGAATATAACGTCGCATATCCTGTTGCAAATCAACCAGTGGCAAATCAACCAATTGCAAACCAGCCTATAACTGCTTGGACGACAAACTATAATACCAATTATAATACGAACTACAACGTTGCTTATCCAATTGCCAACCAACCAATCGCAACTCAGCCACTGGCGAATCAACCAATAACTGCTTGGACGACAAACTATAATACAAATTATAATACCAACTACAATGTCGCGTATCCAATTGCGAATCAACCAATTGCAAATCAACCAGCCACAGGATTTACTCCTGGAAACATTGGTGCTTCTGCTTCTGCTCTTGGTGTGACATTACCTGGCGGTGCAGTTGGTAATGTGATTGATGGTGGTCCAATTCCAGCGACACCAATTTCACCAACAACAGTAAGTTACTGGACTTACCCAGATAATTCAACATATCCTGTTACAGCCCCTTCTGGATCGGAAGTCGTAATTAAACTTGAATAATTAATTGAGAGTGGAGTGAATATTATGTTTAAGATTGATAAATTCAAAAGACAGTTTCCTAAATTCTGTCATGTTGAACAAGTCTTTTCTAAAGAAGAAGTAAAAAGAATTTATGATTTGGAAGATTTAGAAAAATTCCGAAGAGGAATGGTTGGATCTAATAATTCTGAAGGTGAGGTTAAACTCGAATCTCGAGATTCTGAGATTATGTGGGTTAATCCTAATCATGAATCAGGTTGGATCTTTGATCGTTTTGCTCAAGTCTTAGCAAACGTGAACTATGATTTCTTCAATAGTAATATTAATCATATGGGTCCATTTCAATATACTCTTTATCGCGAAAATCAATATTATAACTGGCATGTTGATTCAGATTCCATGTATGCTGATTTAACTCGAAAAATTAGTGCAACAATTATGTTATCTGATGCTTCTGATTATGTTGGTGGTGAGTTCGAATTGATTGCAAATGGTAATGTGGAACAGCCAATAATGCTTCGACCAAATGCAGGTGATATTATTTTCTTCGCCTCTCACATGCCTCATCGTGTTCGAGCAGTTACACAAGGTGTGCGGAAATCGCTAGTGAATTGGATATATGGACCATGGGATTAATGGATAAATTATGGATCTCTCAAAGTTCACAAAACTCAAGTTTTGGTCAAATAACATCATTGAATTTTATTGTAGAAAAGAATTCGAAGGTGTAATTCCTGAACCAAAACCAGCAGCGAAATACTTTCCAGAATGGTTTAAAAATCTAGAACCATACATTGCTGCTAGAGATAAAAGCAGTGGTGATAAAAGAATCATGACTGCGAAAAGATGTCTGCCTCTCATCGATGCAATGTCATTGGGTTTTGTTATCCCTCTTGCTGCTGATTGCCACGTTTTAACAAATCATGACAATTCTCAAATACTTTTTAATGGATTGGCTGGATCATTCCCAATTATTGAATCTCATGATAAGCGACAAGTCGGAGGTCACAGCACAATTAAAAGAAATAATGGAGATGCTCTTAAATTCCTAAATTATTGGGTTGTGAAAACTGCTCCAGGATGGTCAAGCCTTTTTATTCCTCCGATTAATAATTTCTCACAGCCGTTTACCTGTTTAGGTGGAATGGTTGATACTGACAAATATACAAAAGAAGTGAATTTTCCAGCAGTTTGGCATGCTCATAATTTTGATGGAATGATTTATGCAGGAACACCGCTTATTACTGTAATACCAATTAAAAGAAATATTTTTGATAAGAAACCTGTTATTCGAAAAATGACTAAAAAAGAACAAGAAACTCATAATCAAATGAATCGAATTCAAAATAGTCGTCTTAGTTATTATACAAATGAGTTGAGGGTTAAGAAATGAGATTTATTAAGTATTTTATGGGTGATAATAATGACATTTTGGACAATGGCATTCATCCAAAAAAAGACGATATTGAGTTTATCTGTTTCATGGGTCAGGCTGCGTCTCATGAACAAACTCGAGTTAAACTTGCAAAAGAAGTCGACACAAAATTTAAAAAGTATCAAGTCGAAAAGCATGGATCGTACACCTTTGCTCAATGTCCAGGAATGTTAGATTATTCCCGTCTAGGATATATCATTCCAGCATGGACCAACTTTGAGTTCATGTACAACTCTGCAGGTGTAGAGATATTTGATGGAACAATCGATTCTAGAGTTCGCTCTAAAATTCCATTAAGAGGATTCGATCCAACTATTTTCGATGGCGCAATTAAAAACGACGATGGATCTAAAACTGAAATCTATAACATTCAAGCACCTTGGCATATTCGATGCAAGCCTGGAGTCCATATGATGATTATGCCTGCATTCTATCATAGCAATATTCTAGATGATTTTCATATCCTTCCAGGTGTTATTGATTATGGTAGCGGATTTCATACGATTAATTTCTTAACTGGACCAAAGAGATATGGTCAGTTTAAGATTATGATGGGCGAGCCTCTATTCCACATCATTCCTCTCAAGAATGTCCCATTCACTGCTTCTTATGGACTTGTTGATAATTATAAAAATGTCTATAAAGAAGATGAGTTTTTTGGTAAAATTAAGAGTTTCTATAGAAAATTTTATTGCGGAAAGAGAAAATTCTCCTTACGAAAGGAGATGGGAGATAAATGAAAACTATTTTCGTAAGCATTGCTTCATATAGAGATAAACTTCTTTTAGCAACTCTGAACTCATTAAGGCAAAATGAGTCTGGTCGAAATAAGATCGTTTATGGTGTTTTCGAACAGACCAAAAAAGAAGACAGTTTAGAGACAAAAGCACCAGAGTTGCTAGACAATGCTGCGATTCGATACAAAAGAATAGACCCAGAATATGCTGATGGAGTCGTCTGGGCTCGAGCAATCAACGCCATGCAGCACTATGATGAAGAGTTTTTCTATCAGATCGACTCTCATATGCTCTTTGATAAAGACTGGGATAACACTCTTTTGTGGGACTATCAACAAGCATCTAGGCTTGCAAATAACCCTAAAGTTATTTTAACAACAGGCACGAAGAATTTCGAGTATTTCTCAAATTATATCACAAAACATACACTAACTCGTGATATAACAGTGAATTTTAAGTATTGGCAATTTGATAAGGAATTATGTCTAAAGGTTCATGGTCCTTGGATTGCCGCGACTGATACTGTTGTTCCTGGAATCCATACGATCGCAGGTAACTTTTTCGCACCTGCTACCTGGATTAAAGATGTCGGATTCAACACTAGATTGTTTTTTGAGTATGAAGAACAATATATGTCTCTTACATCCATATTGGCTGGATATAAAATCTATCATCAGAGAAAGATCCAATGCTATCATTATCTGGATTCTGCGAAATCAACAACTCGCCAAGAGAACGATCCAGTTCGTCCGTCGAAGATCTTTGACAATAAGAAGCGAGAGAAGGAGGAATTTATCAATTATATATACTCTTTAGGTGAGGAGAAACTTGAAGAATATCGAAGATTGACAGGAGTTGATTATATAAATAGAAAATTAGAAGAGCGCGCAATCACCAGAACCGTTCCTCCAACAATTCCTGTTGATTGGGAATTGCCTCAACCACCAGAACCAGCAAAAGACGAAGAGAAAAATGAGCCTTGAAAATGATTTTAAAGAAGTATTTTCATATTCAATGCATGCTGGTGGTGGGACCAATCTAAATTTCGATGACATTGATAAAAATCTCTATAATACTCGAAAAATTGATCGATACTTTCTAGAAGGTATCAAGATCGACCCAAAGATCCACTCTACTCAAATGTTTTTAGCCAATAGTTTTTATTTTCTAGTGGCTGGAGAGATTGATATTAAATATCAAGACGGATCCGACGATCGCGTTTCTGGTTCTTATTATAATTCGAATGATTGGGTTTCCTATAAAAAATTCTGGACTGAGAATAAGCCATGTAAGATTATTCCTTCTCAGAATGCATGTTTATATAAAATTCAGAGAATAAAAGAAATACAGAATGATTCGCCTCTCAACGATCTATCAAACTTAAATGTGATAGTTAAAAAAGTGAGTGCAGATAACGTTTCTTTCACTACAACAGGTAATAGCATTCTTCTAGTGTTTAATGCTAGCATGGAAGAATTTACTTTAAGAAATGAAACAATTGTGTTTAATACCTCAACTGAATCTGATTATTGCGAAATTCTTATTGACAAGAATCCGCAGTTTATAAAATTTAAAAATTATTATAGATTCTCAGTTAACGGAAATTGCACATTTTCTACTGCAAACTCTTGTCATTTAGTTTTGTTGACACCAAAGTAAAGAATAGGAAAATAGCATGGCAAGTCAAGTAGAATTATTTTGCGATCAAGGATCTACATTTTCCTACACGATAGATATTGCAAATGACGACGGCACAAAAATTAATGTTGCTGGATATTCATTCTCATCATCTATTCGTAAATCATATTATTCAAATAAAGTTGCTGCGAATTTAACCGTGGCAACTACAGACGCCGCAAACGGAAACGTTGCATTATCTATGAATGCAGCAACTACAGCAAACATTAAAGCTGGCAGATATCTTTATGACGTTAGAATGGTAGACACATCAAATGTTGTTACACGTGTGATTGAAGGAGTCATTACTGTCTACCCACAAGTAACAAAGTCATAAAGAAATGAAGGTAACGGTTGGATCAAATAGTAATACATCATTCCAACCAGCAACAGACAGAGGTTCTGGTGCTGCCATAACTGTCAATCCACCTGCAGGTTCTACTGTTAAAATCTCAACAGTTGGTGGTGCTGGCACAGGACCTGCATACGATCAAGCAAACATTGCTAGATCTACTGCGAATAGTGCTTATGGACAAGCCAACGCTGCATACAATGCGGCAAATAGCGCCAAAGTCACGGTGTATGCAAATAGTGGTGCAGCCAACGCAACCACACAAAATATTAATTTTGTAAACACATCGTCGATTCTTGTCACAGTTGCAAATACAAACGGAAATGCAAATATTTCGTTTGCAGTCACTGGTGCTGCTGCTGGTGATGCGTATGATCAAGCAAATGCGGCAAGAGACCAAGCAAATACAGCACTTAATGTTGCTAATGGCGCATATAGTCAAGCCAACGGAGCATATGCCCAAGCAAATGGTGCTTACTCGCAAGCAAACGGAGCATATAATCAGGCTAATGGTGCATATGCTCAAGCCAATGGTGCATATGCTCAGGCTAATGGAGCATACTCTCAAGCAAATAGTGCTTACAATCAAGCCAATGATGCATACAGTCAAGCGAATGCTGGATATGCAACTGCTAATGCGGCTTATGCGACAGCAAACACTAAATTAAGTTTATCTGGTGGTACAATTACAGGACCAATTAGTGGATTAGGAAATTCTAAACTAGACCTTACTACTTTCGGAGCCAACACCGCATATCTAACAACTACTGATAATGATTCTACTGCATTGTTTATGGGAGCGGTGTCTGCTGAGTTATACGCTAATACATATGTTCAAATTAGAGCCAATACTGGAGGAGCATCACAAAACTGGACATTTGGTGCAGATGGTACATTAACATTTCCAGACACAACAGTACAAACTACAGCCTTTACAACCGAATTAACTAATGCAATCTCAAATACGGTATCAACTGTATCGACAATTGCAAATGCCGCATACGATAAAGCAAACACTGCACTAGATATCGCGAACGGCGCATATGGTCAAGCCAACGTTGCGCGCACTACTGCAAACGATGCATATGATCAAGCGAATACCGCTAGAAACACTTCCAACAGCGCATATCTACAAGCAAATAATGCTTATGATACAGCCAATTTAAAACTTAATATTTCTGGTGGAACCATTAATGGTTCATTGAATATCAGTGGAAATTTATTTGTTAGTGGCAACACATCATATATTAATGTTTCAACATTTGTTGTTGATGATGCATTAATTTATCTCGGCGCAAATAATACTCTTAGCGATGTTGTTGACATAGGATTTATTGGTGCGAAAAACAGTGGTCCATCAGTAACTCATACTGGTCTTGTTCGTGATGCTGGAGATGGTACTTGGTATTTGTTCGATAATTTGCCAGATTCAGGTCATCAAAATAACGTAGTTGATTTTGCAAACACCACGCTTGCAACACTTCGAGCAAATATCGCTGCAAATAGTATTCTTTTAGTTGGAAACGTCGTTGCTACTCAAGCCAACTTAACTCTTGCGTTCAATCAAGCAAACACGGCGAGAACAACTGCCAACGATGCATATGGACAAGCCAATTCTGCTAGAGACCAAGCGAACACCGCTAGAGATCAAGCCAATACCGCCAGAAATCAAGCAAATTCAGCCTACGCAGATTCTAATACTCGAGTCTTAAAATCTGGCGATACAATGACAGGTCAATTGAACATCAGTTCAGGTGGCTTGATTGTTACTGGTAATATTACCACAACAGGAGCAAGTGGTGATATTAGTGGCGTTAATACAATATATGCTGGAACTTTCTCAACAACTGCTGGGTTGAATGTAACTGCTCAAGCAGCAAATGCATACGATCAGGCAAATAATGCCAGAAATCAAGCGAACACAGCTCGCGATCAAGCGAATACCGCCAGAACAACGGCGAATGATTCTTATGGCGCAGCAAATACAGCAAACACTAATGCATTAAATGCTTATGCTCAAGCCAATGCCGCTTATGATGCAGCCAATAATGCTAAAATAACGGTATTCCAGAACAATGCTTCAGGAATAACCACTCAAAATCTAAATTTTGTCAATACATCAACTGTAACTGTAAGTGTTCAGAATAGTAGTGGAAACGCAAATATATCATTCACCTCTATCGGTGGTGTTCAAGATTATTCTTATAATACGACTTCAACCTCTACCGAAACTGTAGATTCGTGGTCAACTACAGCCTTCCGAAGCGGTAAGTATCAAATTCAAGTCTCCAGCTCTGTGGGTTATTTGACTTGCGAGATCGCTCTGCTTCATGCAGGAAATGTCACAAACATGTTACAGTATGGAAACGTTTCTATTGGTGCACCAGTTGGCGTATTCACATCGGATGTAAATAACGGTAATGTTCGTCTTCGATTTGCAGCAACCGACATTACGACAAGAATTAGATACTTCAGATCATTGTTAATTAATGATTCTGGATTCGACCCAGAAGTTCTCCCAACAGATCTCATGACTGGTATCGACACATACGATCTGATGGAAGTTCTCTACCTCATACCGACAGATCTAAATGCATAGGTCTTATAGGATTTTATAAATATATCGTTGATTAAAACTAGAATTTAAGAGTACTCTAAATGCCAACAACATTACAATTTAGAAGATACGATACAGCAAATATTGCCAATACAACTGGTGCTGTTGGTGAAATCTTCATTGATATGGATAAAGACACTATCGTTGTTCAGGATGGTGTTACTTCTGGTGGATTTCCTCTGGCTAGAGAGTCTGCTCTTATTTCTGCATATGGTGGTGCTAATGCAGCCTACGATCAAGCCAACAGTGCTCGAGATCAAGCCAATACTGCCAGAGACCAGGCAAATACTGCTCGAACAACCGCCAACGATGCGTACAATACAGCAAATACAAAACTTTCAAGTTCTGGTGGAACAATCAGTGGAAATCTTGTAATTTCTGGAAATTTAGAAGTTTTAGGAAATAGCACCACACTTAATGTTGAAACTCTTCTCGTTGAAGATAATGAAATTGTTCTAAATGCGAACGTGGTCGGCGCACCATCATTAAATGCGTTCATTACGGTAAATCGCGGATCAAATCAAAATTCAGCTCTAGTTTGGTCTGAAGTTGGAATTGGGTATTGGGGTTGGTCTGACGGTGATGGAGTTATCTACTTCGATTCGTTAAGAGCAGCCACTGTTGCAACAAATACTGCTCTTAATCAAATAAACGCAACAATTGTCAATGTTAACACAAATGTTGCCACAGTTTATGATCAAGCAAATGCCGCTCGCAATCAAGCAAATACGGCTAACACTAATGCGAGTACCGCCAAAGGACAAGCAGATATAGCTCGAGATCAAGCGAACGTTGCTCGTACGACTGCTAATGATTCATATGGTCAAGCGAACACTGCTAGAGACCAAGCAAACACCGCACGCGATACTGCTAATGGAGCATACGACCAAGCAAATGGTGCGTATGGTCAGGCTAACGGCGCATATGCTCATGCAAATATTGTTTACGATCAAGCGAATACTGCTCGTAATCAGGCAAATACTGCGCGAGACACAGCAAACGGCGCATACGATCAAGCAAACGCAGCATATGGCGACGCCAATACTCGAGTGTTGAAGGCTGGCGATACAATGACTGGTGCACTAAATGTACAGTCAAATGTAACAGCTGTTGGATTCTTGAGCAGCAAAACAACTCTTCAAGCACCAAGCACCACAAACTTTAATGGTGAACGTGTTCGTCTTTATGACTTTAACGAAGCAGGTCACCCAAACTATGCAATTGGCGTTGAAACAAACTTTATTTGGAGTGGCACAGACGAAAATAACGGTCAAACTGGTTTCGCGTGGTATGGAAATACTACACGAAATGCTATTATGCGTTCCAATGGTACGTTGCAATTAAGCAATACTGTTGAAGCAAAAGTTATTCGCGCTAATGGTACTGGCACTGCAATTGATGCAAGTCAAGGTAACATTCTAACAAATGAAGTCACTGGTACGAAGTTTAAATTCCTTGCTGGTGCAAATACAGTAACTGTTGATGCCTCTGGTGCTCTAGCAAATTACACATTTAATCTACCGCCAACAGGTGGTGTTGCTGGTCAAGTGCTTGAAACAGATGGTAATGGAGACACTATTTGGAGCAGTAACGTTTATTCATTGACGAATACAGTTTATGATCAAGCAAATACTGCTAGAAACCAAGCCAATACTTCCAGAGATCAAGCAAATACTGCTAGAGATCAGGCGAATAGTGCTACTGTTATTGGTGAGAATGCATACGCTCAAGCCAATACAGCTCGAGATATTGCCAATGCATCTTATGGTCAAGCAAATGCTGCATATGATGATGCAAATACCAGAGTATTGAAATCTGGCGATACGATGACAGGAACATTAAATGTCGCTGCGTCATTAATCACACAGAACATTGTTCCAAATCTAAATGTAACTTACGACATTGGTACAGCTGATAAAAGATTCAATGATCTTTATCTTTCAAACAGTTCTATCTATCTTGGTGATGCAGTTCTAACTGCAAATGGTCCAGTTCTTGTTGTTTCTGGAATTGAAATTGATGGAAGTGGAAATCTAGTTGCTGCATTCGAGTCATATAATCAAGCCAATGCTGCCAGAGATCAGGCGAATACTGCCAGAGATACTGCGAATGGAGCATACGGTCAAGCAAATGGTGCTTATGCTCATGCAAACATCGTATACGATCAAGCAAATACTGCACGTGACGCAGCTAATGCATCTTATGGGCAAGCGAATGCCGCTAGAGATCAAGCGAATACGGCTCGCGACGTTGCCAATGCATCTTATGGACAGGCAAACACTGGAAGCACTCAAGCAACTGCCGCCAGAGATCAAGCGAACGTTGCTCGTACAACTGCAAATGATTCTTATGGACAGGCGAACACTGCTAGAGATCAGGCTAATACCGCACGCGATACTGCTAATGGAGCATACGACCAAGCAAATACTGCTCGTGACACTGCAAACAGTGCTTACAATGCAGCAAATAACGCACAAGTAACTGTTTACGCAAACAGTGCTTCTGATGTCACAACTCAGAAAATCAACTTTGTTAATACCTCCACGATTACCGTATCAGTAACAAATAGTGCTGGGAATGCAAACATTGCATTCACGGCAACTGGTGGTGCTGCTTACGATCAAGCCAATGCTGCTTACGATCAAGCAAACACTGCACGTAGTACTGCAAATGATTCTTATGGACAAGCAAACACTGCTCGCGATGTAGCAAATGCTTCTTATGGTCAAGCAAATACCGCCAACACCAATGCATTGAATGCTTATGATCAAGCAAATACTGCCAGAGACCAAGCGAATACTGCTCGAACAACAGCTAATGATTCATATGCTCAAGCGAATACCGCTCGCAATACTGCAAACGACTCATATAGCCAGGCAAATACTGCTCGCAACACTGCTAATGATTCGTATGGACAAGCCAATACTGCTAGAGATACAGCCAATGGTGCGTATGGACAAGCGAATACTGCTCGTGATACAGCCAATGATGCTTATGGTCAAGCAAATACCGCTAGAGATCAGGCAAATACTGCTCGCAATACCGCAAATGGTGCATATGGTCAAGCGAACACTGCTCGTGATACAGCGAATTCTGGATATGGGCAAGCAAACTCTGCGCGCGATCAAGCCAATACTGCTCGAGCAACAGCAAATGATGCTTACGGTGCAGCAAACACTAAATTGTCGACTTCTGGTGGATCTATCAGCGGAGACTTGACAATTTCTGGTAATCTTGTTATTCAAGGTAATGCAACGACGATCAATGTCAGCAGCTTGTCAGTTAATGACTCTATAATTTTGTTGTCAGCAAATAGTACTGGTGACGCAGAGGATATTGGTTTTGTTGGACATTATACTAATGGCGCGACAAATACTCACGCTGGTTTCTTCAGAAAAGCAACAGAAAATCAATTTTATGTCTTTGACAATTATGAAACTGAACCAACAAATAATGTCATTGATATTGCAAATAATAATTTTAGAATTGGTAATGTTAGACTTGGAATTTTAAATGCGAATAGCGTTTTGTTGCTCGGCAATTCAGTTGCAACTCAAGCAAATCTAACATTGGCTTACAATCAAGCCAATAGCGCAAGAGACCAAGCCAACACCGCTCGCACGACTGCAAACGATGCATATGCAGAGGCAAATAGTGCGGAAACAATTGCGCTCAATTCATATGGTCAAGCCAATACTGCTCGCGATCAAGCGAATACTGCTCGTAATACAGCGAATTCTGGATATGGTCAAGCCAATACCGCACGTGACACTGCAAATGGCGCTTATGGTCAGGCTAACGGCGCATATGCTCAGGCAAACACTGCTCGCGATCAGGCAAACACTGCTCGCGATCAGGCAAACACTGCTCGTACGACTGCAAATGATTCATACGCTCAAGCGAATACTGCAAGAAATACTGCAAATGATGCATATGCTGGTGCTAATACGGCAAATACCAATGCATTGAATGCTTATGCTCAAGCCAATAACGCTAGAGATCAGGCAAACACTGCTCGCACTACAGCCAATGATGCTTATGGTCAAGCAAATACCGCTAGAGATCAGGCAAATACTGCTCGCACTCAAGCAAATACTGCTTACGCTCAAGCCAATGGTGCTTATGCCCATGCGAACATTGTTTATGCTCAAGCAAATACAGCATACGATCAAGCAAATTCTGCTCGTAACCAGGCAAATACAGCAAGAGATACTGGCAACAATGCATACGGTCAGGCAAATACTGCTCGTGACCAAGCAAATACTGCTCGAACAACCGCCAACGATGCGTACATTCAAGCAAATTCAAATTACCAGCCAGCAGTCACAAGGCTGAATGTGACAAATAGTGGAACATCTGATTATTTGTTTGATCAATACTCAGGCGGTGATCCAACACTTTATGTCCGTGCTGGTGAAACTATTGCATTTAATTTAAACGTTTCAGGACATCCATTCTTAATTCGTGTTTCAAGTGGTGGAGCGTTATATAACACTGGACTTACTCACGTTGCAACAAACGGAACTGTGTCCACTGAAGGCAGTGCTCAGGCTAAAGAAAGTGGAACATTATATTGGAAGGTTCCATATAACTTACTTGGAAACACTTACGTTTATCAATGTCAAGTTCATGCTGGAATGGTTGGCAATATTGTAATTGAACCACCTGGAACAATTGCATATGCACAAGCCAACGCTGCGTATGGGCAAGCAAACTCAGCCAGAGATCAAGCAAATACCGCTCGTACTCAAGCAAACACAGCACGCGATACTGCAAATGCTGCGTATGGACAAGCGAACACGGCTCGTGACACAGCGAATGCTGCTTACGGCGCAGCAAATACAGCTGGTACAAATGCGCTAAACGCATACGAACAAGCAAATACCGCTAGAGGTCAAGCGAATACTGCTAGAGACCAAGCAAACACCGCTCGTACTCAAGCGAATACGGCTTACGGACAAGCCAACGCCGCCTATGGTCAAGCGAATGCTGCTTATGGTCAAGCGAATTCTGCTTATGGTGCAGCAAACAATGCAGTATTGAAGGCTGGCGACACCATGACTGGTGTGTTGGTTGTTCCAGGTATTCGTAATTCAGGTAACTTGATTCTTGGTACTGTTGCAAATACAAATACCAATGGCGCCAATACATTGAATCTTGCTCAATCAAACTTCTTTACAAGAACTTTGACAGCAAACTCCACGATCACCTTCTCAAATGCTCCAGCAAGTGGCAACTCGCAGTCGTTCACGCTTGTTATTGTTCAAGATGGTGTGGGTAATCGCGGCATAACTTGGGCAAATACGATTTATTGGGCAGGTGGCGAAGTTCCTCCGCAAACTTTGACAGCAAACTACCGAGACGTTTGGCAGTTTGCGACATATGATGGTGGATCAACCTACTTTGGAACTTTGGCTATTAAGGATGCACGCTAAATAAATTATAATTAACGATATGTGATTTTATTATGAAGATACATGTACTTGCTATTCCAACCAAGCCAACTGGTTTAATGGATCGCATGGAAGCATTTTCCGTGCATGCCTACAAATACATTAAACATCTCTCACCTCATTTTGAAATGATTCATTATGGGCTTGAGGGATCTACAGTTGATTGTAGACATATTGATGTTGCAGCGCATGACAATAATGATCTTGAAAAATTCAATCGATCTGCTGCTCAAGCAATACAAAAGAATAAATCGCCTGGTGATATTATTGCCTGCTTCTATGGCACAGAAAATCAACTGGCATGCGATTTAAATTCAGATTGTCAATCTCTTGAGCCATCAATTGGTTATAGAACCAGCTGTGTGTTTGCCAAATATAAAGCATTCACATCATACGCTCACATGCATATGTTTTATGGCGAGCGAAATATGGTAAACAACCCTTCTTGGTATGATACAGTAATTCCAAATCCATTTACTATTTCTGAATTCGATTATCAATCTAAAAAACATGACTACTATGTTTGCATGGGCAGAGTTGTTCCAGAAAAGGGTATACATTTGGCAATTCAAGCGACGCAACAACTTAATCGTAAACTTGTAATCGCAGGACCAGCAACAGATTTAAAACATTTAGGATACGATAAAATTCCAGACCACGTTGAATTGGTTGGTTATCTAGAACCGAAAAAGAGAAATGAATTGCTTGGTAGAGCAAAGGCACTTTTAGGTCTAACTTATTATGTTGAGCCATTTGGAAATATGGTTATTGAAGCAAATTTGTGCGGCACTCCAGTAATTACAACAGATTGGGGTGCATTTCCAGAAACCGTATTTGAAGGAAAAACTGGATATAGAGTTAATGATTTTAAATCGTTGATTCAAGCCATGATTAATGTTGAAAGCGGTGTAATGATTAATCCTCGCGATTGTAGATTTTGGGGAGAAAGATTCTCAGATGAAATCGTTCATGAAAAACATAAAGCCTATCTAGAAAAAATTATAACAAATAATTTTTATGCGCTCTAAACTATTTGTAATCACCTCTGTAATTGAACCGACTGCAGCACCATTAACATATAGTAATAGTCGCTCATTTTTTACAACGGAAGAAAGACTTCGGCAAACGTTTTCTACAGTAAATAGTATTCAAAATGCTTTTCCTGATGCAAATATTGTATTGCTAGATGGCTCAAATACAAATTTCTCAGGATATTTTGGTTATATCAAAAACTTTAAATATGTCTCATTAAAAGAAATAGACTCTGATGTTTGCGAGATTGTAAATAATCATAAACATAAATCATATTGTGAATGTCTTATGCTTAAAACATTCTACGAGAAATTTAAAGATTATATTCTTGAGCATGACTATACGTTTAAAGTTAGTGGAAGATATCTTGTTTTTGATATGAACAATCATTTGTTTACGGAAGAAAACAAAAACAAAATCTTTTTTAAGAATAAATTGATTCATGAATGGCAAGATTATTGGGGATATAATTACGTTGATCGGAGAGAGCAACAACAGAATAATAAGTTGTATCAATACTCTACCGTATTATATGGATTTGGAACTCAACAATTAGATACTTTTATTGAGTTGCATAATAAAACGATTGATTTTTTATCTGATTCGAATAATCATCATTTTGATATGGAAACATTATTCTATTTTTATATGAGAGATCATGAAGATAAAATAATCGAAACAGATTGGAGAGTTTCGGGATGGCTAGGACCGTGCGGAACATTTGTGTTCTATTGAGGTAATATTATGAAAGTAAATCTTATTATTGTAGACAATTTTTATATCAATCCAGATTCGGTTCGAAGTTATGCTCTTTCTCAGCCATTTGGAGTCATCGGAAACTACCCTGGAAAGAGAACTGCTCCTTATTTGGGAGATGATGTGAAAAATGCTATCCAATCAATCGTTTATAATGCAGGTGGAAAGGTTACAGATTGGCTAGAAAATAGTGGATATGATGGTGCTTTTCAAATTTGCACATCTCAAGATAGAACGTGGATTCATGCTGATACTTACAATACTTGGGCTGGAGTTTGTTATTTAAATCCTGATCCACCACTATCCTCTGGAACGGCACTCTATCGCTATAAAGAAACGAAAGAGTATGTAAAAACAAACAATGATTACGACGGATATGATTATACCAAGTGGGAGATGACCGATTATGTCTCTAACAGATATAATCGGTTAGTTTTGTATCGCGGTGCGCTATATCACTGCTCTCATCACTATTTCGGCACTAATATTTACGATGGACGCCTATTCCAGACCTTCTTCTTCAATACAGAATTTTAAATTTGTAGAATCGACTAAATATATCGATAGCAGAGAGGTTTCAAATGGCGCAGCCTTCCACACGCACAGAATTAAAAGACTATTGTCTTCGAAAACTCGGATTCCCAGTTATTGATATTAACGTTGATGACGATCAGCTCGAAGATCGTATTGACGATGCATTACAACAATTTCGAAACTATCATTTCGACGGAATTGAGAGAACTTGGTTAGCGCACCAGCTAACCGCAGGAGATATTACGAACAAATATGTTCAACTTGCTGACTCTATTATCGGAGTTTCAAAAGTATTTCCATATACTGGATCTACTCAATCTTCAACATCATCAGCAGGATTTAACATTTTTGATATTAATTATCAGCTTCGTCTTAATGACTTCTACAATCTAACATCTTCTTCCTACACTTATTATGTCATTGCTCGCGAGCATCTCTCAATGCTTGATATGATTATTACAGGCGAATATCCATATACTTTTAACAAAGTAACTGGAAAATTAAATTTTCAAATTGATATGGATAATCGATTTAAACCTGGAAACTACATGGTGTTTGAGTGCCTTAGAGTTGTTGATGCAGAAGCCTACAGCAAAGTTTTTAATGATCTTTGGCTCAAAGCATATACAACTCAATTGTTTAAACGTCAATGGGGCGAAAACTTGAAGAAGTATGATAATTACGTTCTTCCAGGTGGTCTAGTTATAAATGGTCAGAGAATTTGGGACGAAGCATCAATTGAAGTTGAAAAACTCGAAGAAAAACTTCGTGATACTTACGAAGAACCAATTCCATTTTTAGTAGGCTAAAATGGCAACAAGTGTCTATTTTAATAATCAAGATGCAAGAACAGAACAATTTTTGCTTGAAGATTTGATCATTGAATCAATTCGAAATCACGGAATAGATGTATATTATATTCCAAGATATTCACAATCTTCTACTGATGAACTATTTGGTGATGATCCCGTTAAAACGTTCACTGGTGCATATAAAATGGAAATGTATCTTGAAACGTTTAAAGATTATGAGGGCAACAAAGAATTTTACTCTAAATTTGGTTTAGAAATTCAAGAAACTGCTCGTGTATGTGTTGCTCGTAGAACATTTGAAAAGTATGTCACATCAATTGTTGGTTCGCGCGCAAATACACCAAAAGAAGGCGATTTAATTTATCTTCCTGTTCAATTTAAATTGATGGAAATTAAATTCGTGGAAGAAGAAAAAAACTTTTTCCAGTTAGGTAAAGACGCTAAAAATCCATACATGTATGGGTTAACAGTTGAGGCGTTTAAGTATAATGGCGAATTACTTCAAACTGGTGTTGATGCAATTGATCGTATTGCAGATTTACAAGCTGTCACTGTCAATTATACAATGCAAGCTGGTGGAACAGGAACATATCAAGACTTTGAATGGGCATATCAGGGGTCATCTCTTGCAACAGCCACAGCAAAGGGTGTTGTTGCTTCGTGGGACAAACCAACTCGTATTTTAGAATTGAGAAATATCAAAGGCTCGTTTACAAACAACGTTGCAATAATTGGCGAATCGAGCGGTGCTTCTTGGATACACACCACTTCTGATCCAATGCAAAATGGAAATGACACAAGTATGCAAGATAATTATCGCATGGAAACCGAAGCAGACAACATCATTGACTTCTCTGAAGTCAATCCATTTGGTGAACCATAATGTTTTCAAACGTTCATTTTTATCATCGTATTACTCGAAAAATGGTTGTGGCATTCGGCACACTTTTTAATAATATTCGTTTGGTGCGCTATAATAAAGCAGGCACAACTGAGATTGAAAGAATTGTTGTGCCACTACAATATGCCCAAAAAGAAAAGTTTTATCAACGCATCACACAAGATCCTGAATTAACAAAAGAAGTTCAAATGACTCTCCCAAGAATGAGTTTTGAACTAACTGCAATTACATATGATCCAAGTAGAAAACGAAATTTATTTTCTGAAAGTTTTTCTGCTGAGTCAAACACAACAGTTAAGATTGTACGAACAACACCATATAATTTTGAATTTACTTTATACATATATGTTCGTAATACAGAAGATGGAACGCAAATTGTTGAGCAAATTCTTCCATACTTTAATCCCGATTATAATTTAACACTAGACATGGTTGGTCTTGCAGATCAAAAAGTTGATGTGCCATTCATTCTTCAAAATATCAATTACAACGTTGAAGATATTGGAGACGGAGAAACAACACGTGTTCTTGTATGGAGTTTAACATTTACTGCTAAAGGTTATATGTTTGGTCCAATTACATCTGCAAATGTTATTCGCAAAGTTACTGCAAATACATACAATATGGTCACAGCAGATACTCAAGAATCTCAGCGTTTGCTGTATACTGCGAACACTGGCTTTGGAACATTTAAAATTGGTGAGTTGGTATATCAAGGTGAGAGTTTATCAGCAGCAAACTCAACTGCATTTGTTGATGCTTGGGATCCAACATCATATAGATTAGTTGTCTCTGATGTTGCAGGAGTTTTGAAAGTTGGTCAAAATATAACTGGTGCAATTTCTAATGCATCGTATAATTTAACTTCATTTGGAGTAAATGATTATCAACTATTTAAACTTCAAATTACTCCAGATCCAACAACAGCAAATGCTCAAACTGCATTTGGGTTTGACGAAATTATTCAATATGCACCAAATATAACATGAGTAAAATTGATCATAATTTATCTGAAGTTTTAAACACTGATTATATCCCCGTAATAGCTGAGGAACATAAAAGTGTTACTATTCATGAGCCAGACAGATCAGCTGATAATCCTGACGCTGACTATTCTCGGGCTAATTATTACAATCTTATCGAAAAGGGTAATGAGGCTTTGGACGGCATTCTTGAAGTGGCGAAAGAATCGCAGCACCCAAGAGCGTATGAAGTAGCAGCAAACATGATCAAAAATCTCTCTGACGTTACAGAGAAATTGATGATTCTACAAAAGCAGCAACAAGAACTTCAACCAAAAGAATCAGCAGCATCAACTAATATCAATGTAGACAAAGCAGTGTTCGTTGGCAGCACCGCTGAGTTATTGCGACAATTAAAGAATGAATCAAATAGCGGCTAAACTGAAGCATTATCTTGGCAATCCCAAGCTGAAGCGAGTTAACATGGCGATGAATCTTACGGAGGATCAAATCCGTGAGTTCGTCAAATGCGCTCAAGATCCAACATACTTTATCGAAAACTATGTTAAGATCATTACACTTGATAAAGGTTTCGTTCAGATTGAACTTTATCCGTTTCAAAAACAAGTTGTTACTGATATTAACGAAAATCGTCGCGTGATTGTAAAGGCAGGTCGTCAGGTTGGTAAGACGACGATCATTGTAGGTTATATCCTTTGGTACATTCTATTCAATCAAGATAAAACTGTTGCGATTCTTGCGAACAAAGCCAGTACGTCAAGAGAAATTCTTGCTCGCATTAAACTCGCATATGAAGCATTGCCAATGTGGATTCAGCAAGGTGTGAAGGTTTGGAACAAAGGTGACATTGAACTTGAAAATGGATGTCGTGTGATTGCTAATTCAACTGCCTCTAGCGCAATTCGTGGTTTTTCTATTTCGCTTCTATACCTTGACGAATTTGCATTCGTTCCAAGTAATATTGCCGAAGAATTTTTTACATCTGTTTATCCAACGATTTCTTCTGGTACGACTTCGAAGATTTTAATTTCTTCAACGCCAAATGGCATGAATCACTTTTATAAAATGTGGACCGAAGCCGTTGAAGGTCAAAATGGATTTACACACTGTGAAGCGAACTGGCGTCAAGTTCCAGGGAGAACTCAACAATGGGCAGATGAACAACGTCGCGTTCTTGGTGAACAAAAGTTTCTTCAGGAAATGGAATGCGAATTTATGGGTTCATCAGGAACTCTACTTTCAGCCGCTGCACTTAAATCTCTTGCGTTCGTGAAACCATTACATCTAACTGAAAATGGAATTAAGATTTATCAAGCACCGATCCCTCAGCATAATTATATGATAGTTGCAGACACCTCTCGCGGAAAAGGATTGGACTATTCCGCATTTAGTGTTATAGATGTTACAAGTATTCCTTATCGTCAGGTTTGTACATATAAAGATAATAATATAAGCCCTCTTGTGTATCCATCAATCATTAAACGCATGGGCGATTACTATAATCAGGCTTATGTTCTTGTTGAAATTAATGACAATGGGCAGCAGGTAGTTGATTCTTTATTCGAAGATTATGAATATGAAAATATTCTTTCGACCGTTGATATAAAGGGGAAAACTGCAGTTACATGGGGCTATGGAAATAAATCATATCGTGGAATTCGAACGACGAAATCTGTCAAACGTTTGGGTTGCTCATTGATGAAAAACTTGATTGAGGGTGAGAAACTCATTGTTCAAGATTTCGAAACAATCTCAGAGCTCTCAACTTTTATTTCGAAAGGAACGAGTTTTGAATCGGAAGAAGGAAGTCATGACGATTTAGTGATGACTCTTGTTCTCTTTTCATGGATGACGAATCAACAATTTTTTGCTGACATGACGAATACTGACATACGACTTCGACTTCATGAAGAACAAATGAAACAGATCGAAGAGGAGTCTCTGCCCACATTTTTGGCTGGACATGTTGATGTCGACGAGGGTGATAACAGATTTGTCTCAGATGGATCAGTTTGGGATGTCGTAAATCGTTAAAATCCTCCTTTTACTAAATATTCAGTAGATTTCTTAATTCTCCATTCATAGGAGCATAAAACATGGCTTTTCAAGTATCTCCTGGTGTTGTTACATCTGAAGTTGATTTAACAACAGTCGTTCCAGCGGTTGCAACAACGACTGGTGCGTTTTGCGGTAATTTTAATTGGGGTCCAGCCGAAATTGCAATTGCAGTTTCCGACGAAAACAAACTGGTTGAGTTTTTCGGCAAACCAGACAATAATACAGCAGTTTCATTCTATACAGCTGCAAATTTCTTGTCATATGGCAGTGACCTTCGCGTAGTTCGTGCAGTTAATGGAATAAACACTAATACTGCAGTTTCGAACTCAAGTTCAAATGTTCTCATCAAGAACGATGAAACATACTTCAACACCTACTACAACTCAAACAGTGCAACAGTTGGTGCATGGGCTGCACGTTATGCTGGCGCAAGGGGAAACTCTCTAAAGATTTCTGTTTGGGCAAATACAAATACATCACTATTCTCTGCTTGGGCATATGCTCCATATTTCTCAAGTGCTCCAGGAACATCTACTTACGCTTCAAGTGTCGGTGGTTCAAACGACGAACTTCACGTTATCGTTGTTGACGAAGATGGATTGTTTACAGGAACTCAAAATACGGTTCTTGAAGTTTATCCATTCCTATCAAAAGCATCTGATGCCAAGGATAGCGTTGGTAACTCAAACTACTATCGCGACGTAATCTATCGTCAATCAAAATACGTCCACTGGACAGATCACCCAGATACTGTAAACACTTCAGCAACATGGGGTAAGAGTGCAACCAACAGAGCATTTAGCGATCTAGTCAATGTTACTGGTCTACACACAATATCTCTTGTGAACGGTACTGATGGTTATCCAGTTGCTGGAAACGTTCAAACAGGATATTCTAAGTTTGTGAATCCTGAAGAAATTGATGTATCATTAATTCTAACAGGCGATCACTCACCTGCAACGGTTCTCTACGCAATTCAAACTGTCGCTGAAGCAAGAAAAGACGCAGTAGCATTCGTTTCACCAACACTCGCTAACTGCCAATCAACAACAGCAACAGACGATATCGTAAATTATCGTAAGAATGCTCTTGCAAATGTCAGCTCTTCATACGCAGTGATGGATAGTGGTTGGAAGTATCAATACGACAAGTACAACGATGTTTATCGTTGGATTCCATTGAACGGTGATATTGGTGGTATTTGCGCAAGAACTGACGCTGTTCGTGACCCATGGTTCTCACCAGCAGGATCTGCTCGTGGTCAAGTCAAGAATATCGTAAAACTTGCTTACTATCCAACTTCAACACAACGCGACACTCTTTATAAGAATGCGATCAACCCAGTTGTAAGTTTCCCAGGAGAAGGAACGATTCTCTTCGGCGATAAGACAATGCTTGGTAAGCCAAGTGCTTTTGATCGTATTAATGTTCGTCGCTTGTTTATTGTTCTAGAAAAAGCAATTGCGATCGCTGCACGTTCAAGCCTCTTCGAATTCAATGATGAATTTACAAGAGCACAGTTTGTCTCGCTTGTTGAGCCATTCTTGAGAACGGTTAAGGGTCGTCGCGGTATCTTTGATTATCGCGTGGTTTGCGACACAACGAACAATACTCCAGAAGTCATTGACCGTAATGAGTTTATTGGAGATATCTACGTTAAACCAGCTAGAAGCATTAACTTTATCCAGTTGAACTTTGTCGCTGTAAGAACTGGCGTAGCCTTCGAGGAAATCGTTGGTAGAGCCTAATCTAACGAAGATAAATAGATAAAGTTTCAGGAGAAATAAACAATGCCATTTAATATTTCAGAATTTACTTCTACATTTACTGGTGATGGCGCACGTCCTAATCTGTTTGAGGTTCAAATCAACAGATTAGGACCAAACTTTAACTTCTTGTGTAAAGCAGCGCAGTTGCCAGGTTCAACAGTTGGACTCGTTGAAGTTCCATACTTTGGACGTAATGTGAAATATGCTGGTAACAGAACATTTGCTGATTGGACTGTAACGATCCTCAATGATGAAGACTTTGCAATTCGCAATGCTCTTGAGTTGTTGATGCAAGATATTAACAGTCACGAAGATAACTTGGCTGCTGTTCTAGCAGACGGTTATCAATTCGACGCGCTTGTGACTCAATATTCAAAAGTTGGTGCAATTATTAAAGAATATCAATTTAGAGGAATGTTCCCAATTGATATTTCACCAATTGAATTGGATTGGGGCGCAAACGACACGATTGAAGAGTACCAAGTTACATTTGCATACCAGTACTGGACTTCAGCAAGCAGCGCAACCTAATAGGAGGTCGCTATGAGTTTCTTTAAGAGTCTTGTACGTCGTGTAAAGCGTACTGTAAAAGCACAAGTAACATCACAAGTTACTGGGTTTGTTGGAAGAGCAGCATCTAGTGTTACCAGTGCAGCAACATCTAGAGTGACGGGTGCTGTGAATTCTAGAATTGGCGGCACAATCAACACTTTGAAAGATAGAGTTACTGCTGCTGGCGTAGCATCTAGAAGATCTGGACTAAATCCATTTGCAAATGCTGCTGCTAATCGTGTTGCCAAAGGCGCAATTGCTCGAGCAAAAGGTGAAAAAATTGTTGATCCATTCGGTTAACAATTAATTTTTATTATGATGGGTAAAAAAATATGGCAATAAATCTTTTCGGCTTCGAAATTCTTCGCAAAAAACCTGAGGTTGAACTTCAGCCTCAGGTTGCTGCACCTATAAACGACGATGGTGCAATTACTGTCACCTCTGGCGGTTATTTTGGCACATATCTTGATCTAGAAGCCAGTTTCAAAAACGAAAATGATCTTATCTCTCGTTATCGTGAAATGTCGATGCAGCCAGAACTGGAATCAGCAATTGACGATATTGTGAATGAAGCAATCGTCCACGACGTTACTGGTAAATCTGTGACAATTCTTTTAGATGATCTCGAACAACCAGACAATATTAAAGAAATGATTCGCGATGAATTTCAAAATGTTCTTCGCATGTTAGACTTCTCAAACTCTGGATCAGATATTTTCCGTAATTGGTACATTGATGGTCGTTTATTCTATCAAGTATTGATTGACGAAAAGCAACCAAAACTTGGCATTCAAGAAATTCTCTATCTTGACCCACGTAAGATTCGCAAAGTTCGTAGTATTATTCGTAAAAAAGATCCACGCACAGGAGTTGAAGTAACTGCTGGCGTTCAAGAGTTTTACGTCTACAATGAAAAAGCGATGAATCAGGGTCAAACATTGATCACATCACCAACTGATTCAGGATTAAAAATTGCAACTGATGCAATTGTAAATGTCAATTCTGGATTGATGGATCCAAAAAGATCACTCGTATTATCGTACCTTCACAAAGCGATAAAGCCCCTCAACCAGCTCCGAATGGTTGAGGATGCTGTTGTGATCTATCGTTTGTCACGTGCACCAGAACGTCGTGTGTTCTATATTGACGTTGGTAACATGCCAAAAGTTAAATCAGAACAATATCTTCGTGACATTATGACCAAGTTTAGAAACAAGGTTGTTTATGATTCTGCCACAGGCGAAATCAAAGATGATCGTAAGTTTATGTCAATGATGGAAGACTTTTGGATTCCGCGTCGCGGCGAAGGCAAGTCAACGGAAATTACAACGTTGCCAGCAGGACAAAATCTTGGTGAGTTGTCTGATGTAAATTATTTTGAAAAGAAACTGTACAAAGCATTGAATGTTCCAGTTTCTCGTCTTGAATCACAAACAGGATTCACACTCGGTCGTTCAACAGAAATCACACGCGATGAATTAAAATTCAGTAAGTTTATTGATAGATTGAGAGCGAAGTTTTCAGTACTATTCGATGAACTTATGCAACGTCAACTTGCTCTCAAGGGAATCTGTTCTGTTGATGAATGGCAAGAATTAAAAGAAAAGATTCACTATGACTTCCTTAAAGATAATAACTTTATGGAACTTAAAGAAGCAGAATTGATGGCTTCTCGATTGCAACTTATGCAACAAATTGATCCATACGTTGGAGTTTATTTCTCGAAAGCGTGGGTCAAGAAGCATGTTCTTCATTTCGATGAAGAAGGTATTGAGCGTATGGATAAAGAATTGTCAGATGAGCAAGCGGGTATTGAAGCAAGCGAAAATGCACAACCAACTCCAATGACTCAAGGTCAAGAAGTTGCACAAGCCCAAGCAAATGATATTAATTCTGTATTTAACGCACAAATTACTAAATAATAATTGGAGAAAATTATGAGCAATGATGGGTATTCATTAGACGCAGTGACAGCAGCAATTGCTGGCAATAAAGAAGGATTTGTAAATGCTTTCAATAGCGCAATTGCATCCAAAGTAACTGACGCACTTGAAGTAAAAAAAGTTGAAGTTGCATCCAATTTACTCGGACAAGAAGAAGTAACGAATGAAATTGAAGGATCTGAAACAGAAGTTGACGGAAGCAGCGATGCAGCCGTCGACAGCACAGAAGAATAAGGTTTCTGCAACTCAAAAATCTGACGGAAGCGTTAGGTCAAGAGTTATGGCAGCAAAGTCTGCATTAGGGTTGAAAGATCTTAATGCATCAGCTGCAGCAACAGGTCACAAACTTTATACGCAATTGTCTTCACAAAATCCAAACTTGCAACAAAATCAAGTTTTAAATCGAATTAGCCCAAGTGCTCGTAAACATTATATGAAGTTGAGTTCTATTGTTCCATCAGAATTCTTATCAGATAAGATTCCAATGAATCAATTTAGAGCAACTTTAAATCGTATTAAAGCAGCTCAAAATATTTCAAAACAATTGAACAATCATTATGAGATTCTTGACACAGAACAAGAAACAATGTCAATTGATGAATCATTTTATCCGCCACAAATGATGGTGTTGCGTAGAACTGGCGTTCGTATTTTCCCAGATGGTCGTCGAGTTGCTCTTTATAGCAATGACAAACTTGGATTAGTTTTCACAGTTCCATTTAAATCTTCTGGTGTTACAGATACATTACCAAACGTAACAGCAGAAGAAGTTGAAGTTGACAATTTAATGGAAAGTCTTGAACAAGTCGCAGCATATGCTTCACAAGAAAATCCAAAGTCTACAGCAAAACATATGAAGTTTGCTGATGGATCTAAAATGAAAGTCAGTCATGGTGCAGCAAAAGCCATTCATATGGTTCACGATGCATTAAATGACGAAAATAAAAAGAAGTTTGCTGACATGCTTACAACTCCAAAAAGTTTTGAAAAGGCAGCACACTTTGCATTGAGCAGAGTTAAATTTACAATCGGAGACGAACAATGAGTTTAGTTTCTGACATCGTAAGAGAAATTATCGCAGAAGCCAACGTTCAAAAAATTGGACGTAAAAAACTTATTCGTTTAAGAGTTCGTGGTGGCAAAGTTCAACGACGCAAAATTGTATCTGGCGTTAAGGGTTATACAATTCGTGGTGGCAAGATGATTCGCATGTCATCTAGCGAAAGAATTAAGAGAAAAATTGGTGCTCGTCGCGCAAAAATTAAACGCAGAGCAAAACTCGCAAGAGCATTAATTAAAAGAAAGCGTTCATTAAGAAAACGCACATCATTGGGGCTATAAAAATGAAATTAATCACAGAAACAGTTGAAGCAGTGAAGATGATCACCGAAGAAAAGAACGGTGTGAAAAGTCTCTTCATTCAAGGTCCATTTCTTGTTGCTGAAAAAAAGAATCGTAACGGTCGCATCTATCCAGTAGAAACTCTTTCGAAAGAAGTGAAGCGTTATGATGAAGACTATGTTCAAAAGAATCGCGCATTCGGCGAATTGGGTCATCCTGATTCACCAACGATTAATCTAGATCGCGTATCACATCTTATCACTAATCTCAAACAAGAAGGTAATGTTTGGATTGGTAAAGCAAAAATTCTTGAAACACCAATGGGTAAAATCGCCAAGTCTCTTATGGAAGGCGGTGCAATTCTTGGTGTGTCATGTCGTGGCATGGGCTCTCTCAAAAACGAGAACGGTGTCAACGTCGTGCAAGATGACTATTATCTGGCCACAGCGGCTGATATTGTAGCGGATCCATCCGCACCAGGTGCTTTCGTTCAAGGTATTATGGAAGGTAAAGAGTGGGTTTGGGATAATGGCATTGTAAAAGAATTAGATGTCAATGCTTATTATAATCAAATCAAGAATGTAAAGCAAAAACAAATTGACGAAATCTCATTGAAGATCTTTGAGAATTTCTTGTCAAAACTTTAAAATTTATAAATAATATTACTTCTTCAGGAGTTAAAACAAATGGCTAAGACATTATCAGAATCCGCTGCAGAAATTCTAAGAGCATCAATGAATGCTGCAGGAAAAGAACCAGCAGCAAAATTGCCAGGCGAGATGGAAGATCTCGGTGGACAAACCCCAGAATCACTACCAAATGACTATGGTCTTAAAGCATCGGCTGAAATGAAACCAGCTGCAAAGCCAGGTCACGAAGGTGTTCCAGCAGAACCAATGAAGAAACTTCCTGGTTCAGATGCTAAGAAACTCGCTGACGAAGGAGAAGGTCTTAAGAAGAATCCAGTAGATGCTGGCGAATATAAGACTGAAGAAACAGAAATCGAAGGCGAAGTTGTCGCAGAAGGCGGCACAAAGGTTCCAATGCCACTTCCTGTCAAGAAACTCGGCGAAGCTGAATCTGAAGAAGATGAAGATAAGGACGAGGAAGAAGAAGAAGAGGAAGACGAAGACGAAAAGGAAATGAAAGAAGCCTGGAAGAAAGACATGGTCAAGAAGCACAGCAAGTCAATGGCTGAAGACGTTGATGCTCTCTTCAATGGCGAATCTCTATCCGAAGAATTCCGCACAAAAGCAACAACGATTTTTGAAGCAGCCGTAAATTCTCGCGTTGAATCAATCGTTGAAGATATGGCAGCAGAGAATGATCAAATTCTTGCTGAAGCATATGAAGCAATGCAAACACAACTAGCTGAACAAGTAGATGAATATCTAAACTATGTTGTTGAGCAATGGATGGAAGAAAATAAAGTTGCAATCGAAGCAGGTCTCCGTTCTGAATTGACGGAAGACTTTATCAACGGTCTCAAGAATCTCTTTGCAGAACACTACATCGAGATCCCAGAAGAGAAGGTTGAGGTTGCAGAAACTCTAGCAGTTCGCGTTGCAGAACTCGAAGAAGCAGTCACAACTCTTGCATCAGATGCTGATGCTAAGATCACTGCTCTTACAGAGGAACTTAACGTTGCAAAGAGAAATGAAGCAATTCGCAAGATCTGTGAAGGACTAACCGAAGTACAGGTCGAGAAAATGAAATCGCTCGCAGAGGGCGTGGAGTTCACCACAGAAGGTGAGTTTAATAGCAAACTCGCAGTAATTCGCGAGAACTACTTCCCAGTAAATAAAGTGAAAAGTGAGGTAAAGGCACTTCAAGAGACGACGGTCACTGAAGATAAGCCAGAAGTAGAAGTTCATGGTCTAATGAAACATTATGTGCAAGCAATTACAAAAACGGCTCCAAAAGCCTAATTAACTCATCTTTTTTAACGGAGTATTATAAATGTATCTAAATGAAACCATTACAAAAAAGTGGGCTCCAGTTCTTGATCACGGCGATCTTCCAGCGATCTCTGATCCATACAAGCGTGCAGTTACTGCCCTTGTTCTAGAAAACCAAGAACGTGCCCTTCAAGAAGAAAACCGCTCAATGACAAACCTATGGGAAGCAGCTCCTGCTAATGCCATGGGTTCAGCAGGCATCAGCGGTCTTGCTTCAACAGTCAACACTGGCGTAACAGGCTTCGACCCAATCCTAATCGGATTGGTCCGTCGTGCTCTTCCAAACCTAATGGCTTATGACATCTGCGGCGTTCAGCCAATGACTGGTCCAACAGGTTTGATTTTCGCAATGCGCTCAGTCTATGCATCCTCAACAGCACGTGGCGGTGAAGCTCTCTTCGACGAAGCAAATAACGCCCACTCTGGTAACGGTACAATGACTGCATTCACCAGCACTATAAATCCAGGTAATGCTAACTCATCAATCTACGGTCTTGCAAACACTGGCTTCGGTCTCGACACCGCATCTGGTGAAGATCTAACGATGAAGTATATGGGCTTCCAAATCGATCGTGTTGCTGTTACAGCAAATACACGCGGCTTGCAAGCAGCATACACGCTAGAACTTGCACAAGATCTCAAGGCAGTTCACGGTCTCGACGCAGAAACAGAATTGACAAATATCTTGTCAACAGAAATTCTTGCTGAAATCAACCGCGAAGTTGTTCGTACGATCTATGCAACAGCAAACGTCGGTATCGTCGGTGTGACATCAAATACCTTCAACTTGAATTCAAACGACACCACTGCAGGTGGTACATCAGGTCGTTGGCAAGTTGAGAAGTACAAGTCACTCTTGTTCGCAATCGAAAGAGCAGCCAACAAGATCGCTAAAGACACCCGTCGTGGTAAGGGTAACTTGCTCATCGTTTCAACCGATGTTGCATCAGCTCTTGCAATGACAGGTCTTCTAGACTACAACTCAGCATTGTCAAACAACACAAATCTAACAGTTGACGATACAGGCAACACATTCGCTGGTACACTATTCGGTCGTATCAAGGTCTATGTTGATCCATATTCTGTCGCCAATTCAGACTATGTTGTTGTCGGTTATAAGGGTACAAACGCTTATGACGCTGGCTTGTTCTACTGCCCATACGTTCCTCTACAAATGGTACGTGCTATCGATCCAACGACTTACCAACCAAAGGTTGGCTTCAAGACTCGTTACGGTCTCGTTGCAAATCCATTCGCAACAGGTGGCGTAGCTGGTACAGGAGCTCTTGTAAACGGTAACAACGTTTACTATCGTAAGTTCCAAGTGTTGAACATCAACCAGTAATAGTTATTACCGACTTTATAAAAATAATAAGGTAATGTGACTCGGGGGGAGCAGAAATGCTCCCCCTTTTTTATTTTCTATAAATAGATTAGTTGACTTACGGAATTTTTTCAATGACTGCATTAACTAGATCTCCAACTAATACAGACTTACTCCAAAGTACCAAATTTAGAGTAACATTTGATCGTTTGCCTGGATCCACATATTATTGTCAAGCAGCAAATGTTCCTGGAGTTTCATTAACAGAAATTGTTAGACCAACACCATTTATTGACTTATATCATCCTGGCGAAAAGATGATATATGATACATTTACAATTACATTTTTAGTTGATGAAGATATGCGCGCATTTACTGAAATTCATGATTGGATTCGTGCTATGACATTTCCGACTGATTTCAAAGAATATAGAGATTTGGAAAGGCTTGCAAGAGCTCCATATCTTTTTGGAACTGCACCAAAAGGCAAGCCACAATATTCTGAAGCAATTATGACACTACACTCGAATAAGAACAATCCCAAATTCAGAGTCAAATTTTATGATTTGTTTCCAACGACATTATCATCATTAATGTTCAACTCGCAAGATACAGCAGAGAACATTGTCGTTGCAGATGCAACTTTTCGATTTGCTTATTATGAATACGAAAGAATTTAATAGATACTAGATATAATCTATTGGTACTTCGTTCAAACCACACATAGTGATTATACTGTTTAATTATACAAGAGTAAATTCTTGCTAGAGCTTCGGCAGGAGTTTACTTACAAATGATAATAGTGTATAATAGAACTATCTTATCACACTTGTATTAATATGAAAATTGAAACTCCACCACTTGAAGAATTGATGGTTCAATGGGAAAGGGATTCTGAAGTAGATACCACAGAACCTGGCAAAGAAATCTTGCGTATTCCTATTCTTCACAACAAGTATAACAAATATTTGTCTTTGCATAATCTTGCTGCAAAAAGAGCAGCGATGGAATATGACAAACTCAAGAAATTGAAGTGGATGTACTATAACGGCAAACTTGATCAAGATGAATTGGATAAACTTGGTTGGGAGCCATTTAGATTCACCCTCAAGTCAGACATTCAAGTGTATCTTGATGGTGATGATGATTTGACAAAACTTAAACGAAAAAAAGCCTATCATGAAGAGTCAGCAAATTTTTGTACCAACGTTATGAAAGAATTGAATAATCGTACTTGGCAATTGAAAGAATACATGGGCTGGGAAAAGTTCATTCAAGGTGCACGTTAATGTTTGAAAATAAAATACTTATTGTTGATAATTTTTACGAAGATCCAGATTCTGTTAGAAGTTTTGCTCTTAAACAAAATTTCACTTCAAACTATAATGACAATGGTGCCAAGATTCCTGGAGTTCGTACTGATGAAATACAAACATTGAGTTTAAAGTATTTCAATTTATTGAAAAGCACTCTATTCAACAATTTGTTCGGCTACCCTAAACACTTTGTTTCTATAGATGAGATGATGCTTTCTAGGTATCAAGTATGTTTAGAAAGCGATGGTGATAGTTGGCCACATTATGATAAAAAGACAGTTGCAGGTTTAGTGTACCTAACCCCAAATCCTCCACCAAATAGTGGCACAATTTTCTATGATGTAGATCCAAATGATCCATCAAATAAAGAAAACATTACTGTAAAACAGGTTGTACAAAATGTTTACAATCGTGCAATAATTTATTCTGGTACTGTTCTTCACAAATCAGAAAATTATTTTGGTGATACATTAGAAAATGGTAGACTAATCAATCCATTTTTTATTGATATTATGAACATTGATATTCAACGAGATAATTCATGAAAGTTATTGATACTTTTATGTTCTGTAATGAACTTGATATGCTTGAAGGTAGACTTGAATACCTTTACGATCATGTTGATCATTTTGTTTTGGTTGAAGCGCCAATCACGCAAAGTGGGCATGAAAAGCCGATGCACTTCATGAATAACATCTCCAGATATAAAAAGTACATAGACAAAATCATCTACTTTCCCTTTGTGTGCAAAAGAAGTGATTTTGATTTCGATAAAATTCCAAACCACGAGAGAGACTATAACACAGGACCATGGCAAGTTGAGAATGGTCAACGCGATCACATAACAGAATGTCTTGGATTATTCTCAGATGACTCACTTATCTTTATAAGTGACTGCGATGAAATCTATCATAAAGATTGCATTGGAATTGCAAAAGATTGTTTCGCAAGTGGTTATGAAGCGTTATCCATTCAAATGGATCATTATCAGTTTAATTTTGAAAACAAATCTAAGAATAATCAAATACTCTTTAGTACCGTCTCAACAAATGCATACACTAAAAGAGAAAGAGCCAAAAACGTCCACAATAACAGATATTCTCATGCAGTAATTCATAATGGTGGATGGCATTTAAGTTGGTGGTTGGATCCAAAAGCAATTCAGTATAAGATTGAAACATTTGCTCATCAGGAAAAGAATCAAGAACAATTTAAGAGCATGGAGTATATAAACAAGAAACTTCAAGAAGGTGGCGATATCTTTAATCGCGACCCTAATGTTCATGCATTTGAGAAAGGTGATGTTGCTAACATCCCAGAAAATGTCTATAGAATTTTCAATGGTATTCAGCAGAAAATTGATGATCTATGATTGAGCACGTTGTAATTGAAAAAGTAAATAACATCTATGTCCAAGTGACTGCTGAACCTGCCATCTTGCAAGAGATGTCAGAGTTCTTTACATTTTCAACTCCAGGCTATCAATTTTCTCCAGCATTTCGCAATAAATACTGGGACGGAAAGATTCGACTCTTGAATCTGAATACAAGACAAATTTATCTTGGTTTAGTTCCGTATATCAAAAAGTTTTGCAAGGATAGCAACTACACCTGTGAGTACATCGATGAAGAAAAGGAAATCTATCCTGTTGACACCAAAAATCTGGCTTCGGCTCTTTCTTTGTCAATTGAACCCAGAGATTATCAACTCCTTGCGTCAAGCGTCGGACTTACGAAGAAGAGAACTGTACTCATTTCACCAACAGCGTCAGGAAAATCACTAATCATCTATATGATGATCCGCCACCTGTTGAACACAGGTAAGAAGCGTGGATTGTTGATTGTTCCTACGATTAATCTCGTCACTCAGATGCATTCTGACTTTAAGAACTATTCATCTATAAATGGATGGGATGTAGACAAGTATTGTCAGAAGATTTATGGTGGTGAAAGCAAGATACCTGATAGTGATCTTGTAATATCAACTTGGCAATCTATCTATGAGATGCCAAAGAAATACTTTGCGCAGTTTGATTTCATCATTGGCGACGAAGCACATACATTTAAAGCCAAGTCATTAACTTCTATCATGACTAAACTCATCAACTGTGATGTGCGTATTGGCACGACAGGTACACTTGATGATAGCAAGGTCAATAAACTAGTTCTTGAAGGATTATTCGGTCCTACGTTCAAAGTTATTTCCACAAAAGAACTCATTGAGCGTAAACAACTCGCCAACTTCAGCATCAAGTGCATTGTATTGAAGTATCCAGAAATAGTTTGTAAAACAGTTAAAGGTTTTACTTATCAGGACGAGATGGGGTTTCTCGTTCAACACGAAGGGCGCAATCGCTTCATCACTGATCTTGCGTTGAATCTCAAAGGCAATAGTCTTGTTTTATTTACTTATGTTGAAAAACACGGTAAACTATTATTCGAATGGATAACTGAAAAAGCAAATGGTCGAAAAGTATTTTTTATTCATGGTGGGGTTGAAGCAGAAGATCGCGAAGCAGTAAGACATATCACTGAACAAGAAAACGATGCGATCATTGTGGCAAGTTACGGAACATTCTCTACTGGAGTAAACATTCGTAACCTACATAATATTATATTCTCCTCTCCAACAAAGAGTAAAATTCGAGCATTGCAGTCCATTGGGCGTGTGCTGCGTCTAGGTGAAAATAAAGAAGCAGCAACACTGTACGATATCGCTGATGATCTACGTTATGGTCCTTATACAAACTTCACATTGAAGCACTATGAGGAACGGGTGAAGATCTACAGTGAAGAAAAATTTCCTTTCACAACGAATAACGTAAGGATAAATTAATGTCTGAAGATAAACCAGAATATAAACCAAGAGGTGAACTGCGATTCATTCGCTTGCGTTCTATCCCAGATGACATCATTGGATATGTAACTTATAAAGAAGGATACATCACAGTAGAGTTGCCTCTGAGAATTGAAATTGAAACTATATTTGATGAAGGTCGGCAAATCTTAGCGATGCAAGAGTACCTCCCTCAATCAGTAATCGAGATCAAAGAAGTAGATTTTGATGATTATGAGGTATTATTTGCTTCACCAGTTCGCGCTGAATTTGTTGAACAATATGAATACGTTGCTGATTTTTTCTATAATAACACAGCGCAAATTAAAACACCAGTTAAGAAAAAGACAACTGCTGACATTACTGCTAATACATCTGAAACAATGACAAAGGTTGTGTCAATTCTCGAAGCAATGCAAGCAAAAAAAGATAAACCAGTCCATTAATTATGAAACGTTTAAACATTGAAATTAAAAAAGAACCATTCACTCATGTCATTTTACATGATGTATATGAAAAACATGAATATGAAGGTGTTTGGTCTGAATTATTATTCTTACAAAAAAGAATGGTTCCTGGCTATATGACTGGAGCAGCAGGTGATAGTCTTGGGATCACTAAAAAACGAAACGCTGGGATATTTTTAAACGATGTTTATAGAAATCCAGAGTTCTCAAGCATCATGGTTTGCGCTCGGAATACAATCGCAGACCCCCATCTAAAGCATATTATTGATGGAATTGATGATACATACTTTGATCTTTACGATTCAATAAATTCAGATTCTACTATAGTTCAGTCATATGCTAATGGAGATTTTTATAAACCACACCGCGATGAATGTATCTTTACATCTATTTGTTGTTTATACAAAAAACCAAAAGCCTTTTCTGGTGGATTATTACATTTTCCCAAATATGACTTTTTTATTGATTTAGAAGATAATCAATGCGTTATTTTCCCATCAAGAATTGAACATGGTGTCACAGAAATTAAAACAAATGAATCAAATCCTGAATACAACAGATTCTCAATTAGTAACTTTATGAAGATTGTTTAATTATGGCAAAAAATCACTATATCAATAATAAAGATTTCCTGAAAGAAATGACTGCGTATAGAACAGCAATACGCAAAGCAAAACGAGCAGGACAACCAAAGCCACAGATTCCTCGATACGTCGCTGAATGCTTTATGAAGATTGCTGAGAATCTTTCACACAAACCCAATTTCTTGTCTTATACTTTTCGAGATGAAATGGTTGCTGACGCGATTGAAAACTGCGTAATGTACGTTGACAATTTTGACCCAGCAAAATCAAGCAATCCATTTGCCTATTTCACTCAAATAGTATATTATGCATTCTTACGTCGCATTCAGAAAGAAAAGAAACAATTGTATGTTAAGTACAAGGCTACTGAGACTGCTGGCATTCTTGATGAGTTTGAACTTAATGAAAATGAAGATGGAACCTTTAGACAATTTGAGTTATACGAAAACATTTCAGAGTTTATTGTAAATTACGAAAATGCTCGTAAAGAAAAGAAAATCAAGAAGGCAGGTTTGGAGAAGTTTGTAGATGAAGATAGCAATATTGGGTGACACACATTTTGGTATGAGAGGCGATAGCATTGCCTTTCATAATCATTATCGTGAGTTTTATACGAAACATTTTTTCCCTTATTTGGTGGACCATGGAGTTAGGACCATCTTTCAACTTGGTGATCTATTTGATCGTCGGAAGTATATTTCTTTTCAGTCTCTTGCTCTTTGCCGCAAGTATTTTTTTGATAAACTGGTTGAACATAATATAGAGATGCATACGTTGCTTGGCAACCATGACATCACATTCAAGAATACACTCGAAGTCAATTCGCCAGAGTTACTGCTCAAAGACTATCCAAACGTTATTGTTTACAATGAACCAACGGAATGGCAAGGTATTGATATCATTCCTTGGATCTGTAAGGATAATGAACTGGAAATTCTTGATTTTATCAAGAGAAGCACCAACCACGTTTGTTTTGGTCACTTTGAACTGCAAGGGTTTGAGATGGATCGTGGCAGCATTTGTCACGAAGGTATGGATCCTGCTCAACTTCAGAAGTATGATCTTGTTCTCTCAGGTCACTTCCATCACAAGAGCAACAGCGGCAGCATTGTATATGTTGGCACTCCTGGAGAGATGACTTGGGCTGATTATAATGATGAGCGTGGGTTTCACATCTATGATACTGAGACTCGTCAATTAGAATTCATCAAAAATCCATTGAACATGTTCTACAAGATTCAATACAATGATGATGAATTGTATTACAATGATCTTGTCAATGCAGATTATTCTCATTTGACAAGCAAGTATGTGAAGATTGTTGTTGAGAAGCGCAACAATTCATTCTTGTTCGATACACTATTGGATTCTCTTGCCAAAGTCAATCCTCTTGAAGTTTCTGTGGTTGAAGACTTTTCAGAGATCACTGAAAATGTCGAAGTTGATATTGACCAAGCAGAAGATACAATGTCAATTCTAAGTAAATACGTTGATGGTTTGACTTTACCTGTAGAATCAGATAAAATAAAGACCGTATTGCGTGAAGTGTACAATGAAGCATTGTCTATGGAGACAACGTGATTCTATTCAAAAAAGTTCGATACAAGAATTTCCTTTCTACTGGAAATGTCTTTACAGAAATCTCACTGAACGAAAACTCCACGACGTTGATCGTGGGTGAGAATGGTGCAGGTAAGTCAACATTCCTGGATGCCATTACATTCTCATTGTTCGGCAAACCATTCCGCAATATTAATAAACCTCAACTTGTAAACTCAGTCAATGAAAAAGATTGCCTCGTTGAAGTTGAGTTTGATATTGGCAAGAAGTCATATAAAGTTATTCGTGGTATTCGACCAAACGTTTTTGAGATCTACTGCGATGATGAACTTCTGAATCAAGACGCAAGATCTAAAGACTATCAGGATCATCTTGAAAAGATTATTTTGAAGATGAACTATAAGTCGTTTACACAAATAGTTATCCTCGGCTCAACCAACTTTACTCCATTCATGCAGTTGTCAGCGGCGGACCGTCGAGTTGTCATTGAAGATCTGCTTGACATCCAGATCTTTTCTTCCATGAATGTGATCGTCAAAAGCAAACTACACACTCTCAAAGATGAAGCAGCACAACTAAAGATTCAAATTGATAACACCAAAGATAAAATTGAACTACACAAGAAACATCTTGACGAACTCAAGAAGAATACAAAAGAAATCGTAGACGCAAAGAAACAAGAAGTGACTGAAAACACGGCATCACTCTCAGCACTTGAAATAGAAGCAACTGAAAAAGAAACTCAAATTGAAAGTCTATTAACCGAAGTATCAGATGATGACAGTACAGCAAAGAAATTCACAAAGTTAAATCAACTTGAAGCCAAGATTGAAGGGAATATCCAGAAACTCGAGAAAGACATCGAGTTCTATTCTGTAAATTCGACTTGTCCAACCTGCGATCAGGCTATCAATAACAAAGACGAAAAAGTACACACTTGTAACAGTAAAATCACAGAACTAACCGAAGGTCTAACCAAACTAAAGGAAGAGAGTGATGCCGTTCTACGTCGAATCAATACAATTAAAGCAACACAGCAAAATCTTAAAGTTCTTGAACAAGACCTTGTGCGGATTAATACTTCTCGCAAGCAGGTTCGAAACTATATTACGAAACTTGAAAAAGAAATCCAAGACATAGAAAGTAAACCAGCCATGAGCGATGAGTTCAAGGCACAATCAAAAGAATTGCTCAACGCATTACAAGCATTCAACGAAAAAAGAAAAACGGTATCTGAACAAACACAACATTATGATATTGTCGCGCAGTTGCTTAAAGATGGCGGGATTAAGTCGAAAATCATTAAGCAGTACGTTCCAGTTATCAACAAACTGGTTAATAAGTATTTGGCTGCGATGGACTTCTTTGTCAACTTCAACATTGACGAGGAGTTCAAGGAGACCATCAAGTCTCGTCACCGAGATGATTTCAGTTATGAAAACTTCTCAGAGGGCGAAAAGAAACGTATTGACCTAGCACTGTTGTTTACCTGGAGGTCGGTCGCCAAATTAAAGAACAGTGTCAATACTAATCTGCTCATCTTCGACGAGGTCTTTGATGGTTCTCTTGACATCAATGGTACTGAAGAATTTATGAAGTTGATAAATATGATGAATGACAATACAAACATCTTTGTGATCACGCACAAGACTGATCAGATGGTTGATAAGTTTAAACACACAATACGATTCGCGAAAGTTAAAAATTTCTCGCAGGTGATATCATAATGAAAAAAATTAAATATTATAAAGGCGATATGATTGATTACGAAATCTATGATCTTGTAGATTTTTATGATCCAATATTACGCCAACCAACAGTTCCTGTTAAATTAGAAACATTAGATGATTTTGAACACGCAAAGTATCTTGCGTTTTCTTTGGCAGAAACGTTGGGTGAATTGCAAGGTCTCGGTCTTTCTGCAAATCAAGTTGGATTGCGTGAAAGAGTTTGTGCGATTAATATGGGTAGCGAAATTTGGGTGATGTTTAATCCAGAAATTGTTGACCGATCAATGACCCCATCAACTTTTGAAGAAGGATGTCTATCATATCAAGGTTTATATTTAAAAGTAGATAGATCAGAATGGGTGAAAGTTAAATTCCAAGCAGTTGGTGGTCAAATTATTGAAGAGACATTCAGTGGATTGACTGCTGTATGCGTTCAGCATGAGATTGATCATCTAGATGGGATCATGTTTACTGATAAAGTCAGCCCAATTAAACTTGATATTGCAAAACGAAAAGTTAAGAAGAATGTGAAAAGAATAAGAGCAACAGCATCTAAAATCAAAGTTGTGCAAGAACAAGAAAGAAAACAAGAAGGTCAATTGGTGATTTCACAAAAACAAAAGATGAAGCCAATTGCAGCGCAAGAATCACCAAAAATACAAATATTAGAACAACCAAATAGAACAACCCAACAAAAAGAGCCTGAGAAATTTGTATATAAAGTGGTCTCCTCGTAAGTTATTGATTTTATTATAGTTTTACCTGTTGATTTTTCATAGAGTTTCATGTAGAATACTCTGTATGAAAACCTATTATGAAGTTTGGGAAAAGGTCAGCCACCCCATTTTTATTAATAAAATGGTGGCTTCAGTAAAAACTGAAAATGAGGCTATGAAAATCTACGGTGAAAACCCTAGTGGACGGTCAGTTGAGTATATTTCCGTTCGTGATGATTCTGATGAAGTTGAATTTCGCCGTGTAATTGGTGATATTCGTACAGTCTACCCTTCGTAAGTTATTGATTCGTAAGGGTTTTTTCCTGTTGCCTTTTTACAGGGTTTCATACAGAATTCCACTATGAAAACGAATTTACAGACATCTAAATCTATTCTTGCCAAACTCTTGGCTTCTGAGAATATCACGGTCTCGCACCAAAACGTTCGAACGGCATACTTCGACCTCAAGAATCGCACGATGGTTCTTCCTGTTTGGAAGGACATGGACGGCGACTTGTATGACTTGCTGACAGGTCACGAAGTTGGTCATGCTCTGAATACACCTGAGCAGGGCTGGCATAATGAGATCAAGAACAGCGAAGACAACAAGAAGTTCAAAGACTTTTTGAACGTCATCGAAGATGCTCGCATTGAGAAACTTGTCAAACGCAAGTTCCCTGGACTTTCAAAATCTTTCGCTCGTGCATATGCATCATTATATGAGCGTGACTTCTTCGGCATCAAGAAACTCGACGACCTCAGCAAGTTGAACCTGATTGATCGCATCAATTTGCGTTTCAAGATGGGTTCACATGTCATTGTTGAATTCAATGATTTCGAGCGTGAGATTGTTCGCGAAGTTGAGGCTGCTGAAACTTGGGATCAAGTTGTTGACATTGCTCGTCGTGTGTATGACTACACCAAACAAAACGAGCAAAACAAGATTCAAAACAAACAAGACCTTCAAGAGCAGATGAAGGAAGAAAGTCAGCAGGATCAACAAGATTCTGATGAGTACGATGACGTTGGTGATGATTCTGACTATGAAGATAACATCGACGGCAACGATGACTCTGATCTAGACGAAGAATCAGACGGCACTGATGCTGAAGATTCTGACAATCAAACTGAGTCAGATGAAGAAGAATCTGACAGCAACCAGTATTCTTCTGGTGACGGTGATGATGAAGAAGAACAAGAAGATGAAGATGAGCCGCAGTCTGTAACTGATCGCAATTTCCGTCAGCGTGAGCAGGAATTGGTCAACGAGACTGGCAAAATCTTCATGTATGAGTTGCCTGATGCTGTTCTTGAGAACATCATCCTTCCGAACACGGAAGTTGTGAATGATCTTGAGCGATTCTTCCGTGCGCAAGTTGCTGATACTGATCGTCGTTATGGTCATCACGGTATTGCATACGATACTGTTGTTCAGAAGTGTGTTCGCAAGTTCAACACGAACAACAAGAAAGTCATCATGCATATTCTGAAAGAATTTGAGATGCGCAAGAAAGCCAGCGAGTATGCTCGGACACAGACTGCTCGAACTGGTGAGTTGAACATGAACGTGCTGCACAAGTACAAGTTCAGCAATGATCTCTTCAAGAAGATCACCGTTGTGCCGAAGGGTAAGAATCATGGCTTCATCATGTTCGTTGATATGTCTGGTTCGATGGGCGACATTCTCCGCAATACGATTGAGCAAATGCTTGTGCTTGCTTCGTTCTGCAAACTTGCCAAAGTCCCGTTTGAAGTTTATGGCTTCAGCGACGATTGCTATGATAACAAGAAGTTGCGCGAGATGATGAAGACGCAGAAACGTTTCGTCTCTAATCCCGCTGTTGACATGACGATGACGAGTAATTGGTTCCATCTGAAACATCTGATTGGTTCTTCACTGTCGCCTGTGCAATATCGTCGTGCGTTCAATGCGATGTGCGTCGTTGCGAATGAGTATGGTCGCTGCTATGATAGTTATGGTTCAAATGATACCGATCACGGCAACTGGCAATACAATTGGGACACTTCTGGCTTTGGTTTGAATGGCACTCCGTTCATCGAAACTTTGCTTGCTTCTCGCGGAATCATTACTGCGTTCCAGAACAAGCATCAGTTGGATGTTTGCAACGTTGTGTATCTGACTGACGGTGATGGTGGCAACAATCTTTTATATCCTCCGATGGACACAAACTCTGGTTTCTACGACGATCGTCGCAGATCTGTTGTCTATCTGATTGACAAAAAGACCAAGAAGAAAGTTAAGTTGGCCAATAATTATTATATGCAAGCAGCGATCACGGAGTTGGTTGCCGATGTGACTGGTTGTAAGCATCTTGGTTTCTTTGTTGGTAACAAGAAAGCCATTCAACGTGACATGAAGTATCTTATTGCTGACAAGTCGCATGATCAACAAGATGTTGCCAAGAAATGTTTCCGCGAACACAATTATCTTATCGTTGAGCGTCTCGGATATGACAAGTATTTCTATGTTGCTCTTCCGAACACTAACATCGTTGATGACAAACTTGAGATCACCAGCGATATGAACAAGAATAAGATGGCTCGCGAGTTTTCCAAGAACGTGGGTAGCAAGAAGAGCAATCGTCTCCTCCTCACGAAACTAGCCGAAGAACTGGCGGTGGCGTAAGTTATTGATTTTATTCGGGTTTTTTCTATTGCGTTTTAGCGGGAAAACAGCCATAATTGTCTTATGAAGTTGAACGACGTTATAAAAATTGAGGCTTGCGAGTCTCTGGGTACACCAGCCTGTAATGGGCGCGTGTTGGAATTTGACACTTTTAAACTTGAAAAGGGTGACTTGAACGTTATCTATGTTCGGTGTGATGACGGTGATGAAGGTTATGTGACTGCCGCTGCCCCGCACCGTGTTGTTGATGATATGGGTTTTGTTCTTAAATAATTTTCAGTGAGTGATGAAATGAGAAAATCTAATTATGATGCGAATGCGAAGATTGCTGTGCTTGAACAATTGCACAAGCACTTCGACAAAGATGTGGTCTCGGTCAAGGAACTGAATGACTATTGTTTGAACAAGAAGAACGGGATTCCCAATTTCCCATACTTCATTCTGCGTGAGCGCAAGGTTGGTCGCGGTCAGTACAATATCGTTCCCAAGAACGTTGGCTGCATCACTCCTGCGTCGGTGGCGCAACCTGAACCTGTTGCCGCTGCTGCGATGGTTGCGCAGGTTGTGAACATTGCTTCTCGCCGTGCGCAAAATCTCACCGAGTCGTTTGTGCCTGATCGCAACGAAACATATGTTCCGTTTGGATTCTACAATGACTTGCGTGACATCATCAAGTCCCAAATATTCTATCCCATTTATATCACTGGCTTGTCTGGCAATGGCAAGACGTTCATGATTGAGCAGGTTTGTGCTGCGCTCAAACGTGAATTGATCCGCGTGAATATCACGAAACGCACTGATGAGTCTGATCTGATTGGTTCTTATGAATTGGTCGATGGCAATACTGTGCGTCGTGAAGGACCAGTGATCACTGCGATGCGTCGTGGTGCTGTGCTCTTGCTCGATGAGTGTGATCTCGGCACGGAAGACATTCTGTGCTTGCAGCCGATTCTTGAGGGCAAGCCATACTTTGACAAAAAGACTGGTGAGGTTGTTCATCCTGCTGCTGGCTTCAACGTGATTGCGACTGCGAACACGAAGGGCAAGGGCAGCGACGATGGTCGATTCATCGGCACCAATTTACTCAACGAAGCATTCCTGGAACGTTTCGCGATCACTGTTGAGCAAGAGTATCCGCCAGCCAATACTGAGCGCAAGATTCTTGAAAAGAATTTCGCTGTTCTGAATATCACTGACACGACGTTCATTGATCGTCTGATCACATGGGCTGAGGTTATCCGCAAGTCTTTTGCTGATGGTGCGGTTGATGAAGTCATCTCGACTCGTCGTCTTGTGCATATCAGCAAGGCATTCTCTATCTTCAACAATCGTTTGAAGGCAATTGAGATGTGCTTGAATCGTTTCGACGCTGACACCAAGACTGCGTTCTTGGATCTGTATACGAAGGTTGATGCTGAGGCGACTCCTGCTCCTGTGGCTCCTGAAGCCACAGCCACCACTGCGCGTCCAGATGAATTGGTCATAACCAAAGACTACAACACACTCTCTACCACCTTTTCGTATAAGGGTGAGTCTGTGACATTCTCTGAGTTGGAGATTGAAGAGTTGCGAAATCAAGGATTGTCGAGCGAGCAAATCAAACTCCGTATTATCTCGACTCTTGAGAAGGTTGCTGTTCGCAGAAGCAACGGCGGTGTGTTCTAATAGGAGATTATCATGGGTCTCGATATGTATTTGAATGCTTCGAAGTATCTTTCTGATTACAACGAAGCAGATAAAGAAACGAAAGAAGCAATGGTGAAATTGTTTCCTGAGTTGAAAGATTATATGAAAAATGGTGGATTCACATTCAAGGAAGTGACTGCTGAGGTTGGATACTGGCGAAAGGCAAATGCGATTCATAATTGGTTTGTAGAGAATATTCAAGAAGGCAACGATGATTGTAAGGCATATTTCGTCGGTCGAGAAGAATTAGGCAAACTACACGAATTGTGCCAACAAGTCTTGGCTGATCATAGTCTTGCTGCAGAACTCTTGCCGCCAACTGATGGATTCTTTTTCGGCAGCACTGAACTTGATGAAGGATATTTCGATGATCTTCGAAACACGATTGAGATCATTGATCATGTTCTTGCGCTTCCTGAAGATTGGATGATTGAATATCAATCAAGTTGGTAAGCAAGAGTTTACTTTTGGGATTTGTTATTATATAATAACAAGTATGTCGCAAGGAAAGCCCCAATCTTGCGATATTATTGAAGGGGTGTTTTTGTGAAGGTTATTAATATGTCTAATGCTCTTAATTCGTTTGTTTCTTATCTTGCTGACGGCAACACCGTGACATCGCGTCAAGTTCGCGCCATGTTCAAGGTTGACAATGCTGCTGACCTCGCTTATCGCGCACGCAATGAAGGTATCTCTGTATACACCAATCGCGTCACGAATTCGCGTGGTGAGAAGGTTTTTGCCTATCGTCTTGGCAATCCTTCGAAGCAGTTCGAGAAGTATCTCGATCAGGGTCAAATTGCACGTGCTCGCAAGACTCTCTACCGCGATGCTATCAGCGTCACGATGGGCTAATCAGCCAATTCTAAAAAACTGAAAAAGTTCTGTGGGGGTGCAATGCCCCCACAGTTTCATTTGCGTTTCGGAAAATACTGAGTTTGACATTGCGCCTTGCTGGATATATAATATCATGAGCAGGAGAAAACTATGACAAAAGTTATTATTGCCAAATCAAAATTTGATTGCGAACATTTGCTAGGTCAATTTCTTGATGAGTCTCATTTTGACACTCTCATCAATGAAGACACTGATTGTTATCTTGGAAGTGAACACGAAGATAATATTGCATTCAAGTTTCGTAAAAATTACTTCAGCAAACAAGAGCAAGATGCTGCGTATGCTGGATTGAGAGAAGCAGCAACACCAACTCAAAACCGTGGGCTTGCTGCTGGACCGAAAGGTGAGAAATGCGGTGGTCGTGAATGGGCTACTGAGTTTCAATTGCGTGTTTTAGAATTCTTCAAGAAGCAGCCAGAAAATTCTGTTGTCAAGATTGATGTTGCTGAAGAAGTAGAAAATCTTCGAGAGAAATATAAAGACGAAGGTTCATCACGTGGTCTTGTTTGGTTGAGTGCCAAAGTCAAAGAGGATAATTTTGACTTTGATAAGTGGCTCAAGAAAGCAGTTAAGATGTCTGTGAAGGATCGTAAAGAAGAAGCACGTGGTGTTGAAGAAACTTATATCTCTGACACAACTTATGCCAATGTAGTTTTGTCTGGCATTGCTGGATGGTTTGATCGTTATCCTCGCATTCCATATGGTCGTGCGACAGCATATACGCAAAACTCATTTGATAAATTTCAAATGTCATTTCCGTTTTTACAAACACTTGATCGCGGTTTTGCAGAATTGTTACCAAATCGTCATGCTGCTCAACGTGAAGCAGCAGATAAAATTGACCCAGCATTCCTCGTTCCACAAACTGTGTTTACAACAATCACAGTGAACAAAACATTTAGAACAGCAGCGCATCGCGATGCTGGTGACTTTACGAATGGGTTGAGTAATCTTCTCGTTCTTTCAAATAATGGCAATTATACAGGTGGATATCTCATATTGCCAGAAGTTCGTATTGCTGTGAATGTACGACCAGGTGACCTGCTGCTTGTCAATAATCATGAGTACATTCACGGCAATACACCTATTGAACTACAAGATGAAACTGCTGAGCGTGTAAGTCTTGTTTGTTATCTGCGTGAGAAGATGCTCGAACTTGGAAGCAAAGAGTATGAAGATCATCGATTTAATTATGTTGAGTCACGTCGAAAAAACAAAGAACATCCACTCCAACGAAGACTCTGGAATGGCATTTCAGAAGGAATGTGGGAAGAACAAGAGTGGTATGACTATCTTGAGAGAGTTGGTGGAAAAGAGATGGTTCAAAAATACCATCCAAAAGCATATGAAGAAATCTCAACCCTAGAAAATATGTTCGCCTAATATGTGCGCAATCATTGGTGCTTATATTGAGAACCCAAGTTCTCGTGACTTGATTATGCTTGCTGATGTTTTTCGCGAGTCTAGTATTCGCGGATTACATGCAACTGGTGTTTCTTGGGTGCGTGATGGCGAAGTTAAAACTCGCATTGAGGCTAAACCAGCCACACAGTTTTTAGAATCACTCGATCTAAACAATTGTGTGAATGAAGATGGCAATCTATATCTAATTGGTCACTGCCGATATTCTACGTCTGATCTTGAGTTCAATCAGCCATTATGGAATGAGAATATTTCGATTGTGCATAATGGCGTGATCACACAAGAGATGCCAGAGAACTGGGAACGTCTATATGGATACAAATGCAAAACCAGAAATGACAGTGAGTTGATCCTTCATACTCTTGAGGCAAAGAAGTCTCCATTACTTGAGTTTCAGAATGCTTCCATGGCTGTAATTGAGTTATACAAAGAAAATAAACTGCGTTTCTATCGCAACGGTAAGCGTCCAATTTACTTTACTTCTTTGCCAAATGGCGGTATAATTACTTCAACGAAAGATATTGCAATTCGTGCTGACCTCAAAAATCCTATTGAGATTGGTATGAACTTTTATACCACAATTGGCAAAGGTATCTTTCAGAAGAACTATGTTTTGATTGATGATGCAAAGGATTTACAGCATGTACGATAAGTCAACGTTTACATATGGTGCTGAGATTGAATGGGGTGATATTGATCGTCGTATGGAGATTCCCCCAACTCTCGGCAAATGGGAATATGCTGAAACAGACATTGTAAATCTTCATCCACCATTTCAATATCGTGCTTGTGATCCACTTGGCAAAGAGCCATGGATGGGCGGCGAAGTCAATATGATGCCAACTAAAACTTGGCAGGAACAAGTTGATCGTATCATGCGTTTGAAAGAAATGTTTATTGAGTATGGCAATATGCCTACTGCTTCCTGCGTCAATCATGGACATATTCATGTCTTTGTTCCAGGATTGAAAAATGATATTGATGGACTCAAGCGTTTGATTGCTTACATTAAAGACAATCAACAAGATACCATTGAAGCCTGTTATCAATTCTATGAAACTTCTGAGATGAAGCAAGTAGAAGGCGCAAAGATGTATTTGAAGTTTGATGGTGGTCGTCCAATGCCTGACTATATGTGCGACAACATTATCAATCTTGCAACTGACTTTGATCATTTTATTAAATTACATGCTGCTGGCAAAGATGGCGTATCAATGGGTCGACCATTTAGATTTGCCATTAATACTTACTGCATGAAGCATACTGGTACGATTGAGTTTCGCTGCTTCCGTTCCACAACTAAACGTGAGGAAATGGAATCTCAGTTTCGATTCGTGGAAAAGTTCGTCGACTCAGCACTGAACCAGGGTCCCTCAGTGAAGGAAATTCTTTCTGAATCTGATTATAAATTTCCACCATTTAAGTGGAATTTGGATGAATATCATGGATGGCAGCAAACCAAATATCCAAAGGAACGTGGAGAAAAGAAACGCGAGTTCCATGAGGCTGCGTGATACAAGTCGCGATGAATTCGTCGCGCATATCACTGAAGATAAAGCAGACTCTTTTGCCAAGACTTTTGTGGCAAAGGCTGACATGCAGGAACAATGGCAGTACTGTATTGGGTGTTGGGACGGCGGAGAGTTGGCTGGCGCGATTATCACGACACGATCTAAGAAAACTCCATATGTCTTCAATCTACAATTGCTTCATACGTTTGCGAAACATAGACGTAAGGGTGTTGCAAGATTACTCACTCAAGACTCTCTTGATCGCGCACAAGGTCTTGGCACCAGTTACTATCGCGTTTCAGCAGAGCCTGATGCAGTCGTATTCTATGAATCCATGGGATTCAAATTCTTGGGAAAACAGAAAAGTGGATGTTCGCTGAGTATGTTCAAGATTAATGGCAAGAATTTCGCCGATGGAATCTATGATCTGAATGATCCTGTTATACATGCAGCAGTGTATAAAAAGGGTAAAGGTGGATGTGTGCAAGTTTATTAAAATTGCTGTTTACTTTTGCGATTAGATAACCTATAATATATCTGTCGCTAATAGTGGTGACAATTTAACCTTATATGGCATAATGTTATTTGCCGAAGGAGTTTGATATGTTGACTAGTAAAGTGTGTTATGTTTATGGTTTTCGTAACATTGAAAATGGGATGATGAACATTGGTTATAAGTCCCCCAAAACCGATAAGTTAGATTATATTTCTTCAATCTCTAGTGCCCAGTTCTGGGACGACTTTTACAAGGGTAAACTTGAAAAGTCTTTATTGTTCGAAGGTAGTGCGCATGAAGACGATATCGCTCAAACACTTGAGTGGTTTGGTCTTGATTATGGCATGTCTTGGAACAAAAATATGTTCTACAATAAATCAAACAATGCGCATTGCATTGATGAGTCATTGCTAACTGAAGAACATAAGCAAACACTCGTAGATTGGATTGAGGGTCGTTCTGAAGGCATCAAGCCAACTGACCGCTTTGTTCAAGACAAAACAACTGTAACAACAATTCATGAAGCGATAAAGTCAGGTCAATACAAAGTTGTTCTTGAACCTGTCAAAACTGTTCACGCATATAAGAGAAATCAAATTCGCGTTGAACAGATTGACGTTAACCATGTTCGTAAGATCAAATCTCGGTTTGATCAAAACCCCAAAGATGCTTGGGATTGGTTGATGAAAGATCCTGTAGTTGTCGTTGTTTCTCGTCATAAAAACAAAATTGTATATACCATTCTCAATGGGAATAATCGCCTTGAGGCAGTTTCGAGAACTGCGCTCAAAGAGATTCCTGTTGTCTATATAAATGAAACTGAGTTTGGTGCTGATGAGAAAACTCGTAATGCCAACTATGATCTGTTTGGTCTTTTAGAAAATAAAGAGGACTTTATTGTTCGTAAAACCAATACAGATGGTGACATCAAGAGAAATATCAATAACTTCTTGGTGAGCGAAGGATTTGATCTTTCTGATCCGCTTCAGGTCGACAGTGCTCGTGAATTGATTTATGAACGATTCTCGTTGATCACTGAAGACAAGAAAAAACTCAATGGTTTGTTTCGTTCTATTATGAACGATTTTGCAACTCAACAAAATGCTTTAAAGTATCAAGACAATTTGATTGCCTATGATGACAATTTCTTGAACAACTACAAAGTGAAGAAGTATGAGTTGAAAGGTGTTGCAGCGATTCATGCAACTGCTTCGAAGGCAGAACATGCTGTTGCCCTTGGTTATATCGTTCACAGAATGTACAATATGAAAAAGAAAAAGGGTGCTATTGTTTTGTATTTCAAGAGCAAGAATGAATTGGCTATTGATGATCAAGAAAAGCACATTGACAAACTTCGTGATATGATTCAATATATGCAACTTGATGTAACTGTTGATGTCCTCCCTGCGTTCAACAACTAAAGAGAGGCGCGAGTCATTCATCCGCTGGTATGCGTGGTCGATGCAGTTTGGCGACTGCGATCCAGCGGTATGGATGACAAACTATCTCCACCGTCGATACGAACACAATGATGAGGAAAAACTCTGGCTTGCATGGCTTTATGGTAACACCTATCAATTGCCAACTGCATGGGTTCTAAAAAATGAATTCCCAGACTATGAACTTGCTACCGTTGATCGTATCGAATGGTGGAATAGTCACAACTACAAAAGACTCAGATACCAAGTTGATACAAAGTGGAACAAAGGTCACTTGCCTGCCATGTTCGCATCTTACCAAAAGTTTATTGGCAAGAAAACTCAACGTGAGGTTCTAGAAAATTATTATGGCGACAACGAAACGCAATCTTTCCACAATCTTTGGAATAATCTTAAAACTTCTCTTCACAAATTTGGTCGCTATTCCACTTGGTTTTACCTTCAGCATCTTGTTCATACTGCTGGCATTGCTTGTGTACCTGACAGCCTCATGCTTGACGATTTTGCAGGCTCTCGCTCTCATCGTAATGGTCTGCATCTCGCCCTCGGGCAAGATGACAAATATGATGTTAAACTCACTTCTGGGGAATGCGCAGACCTTGAAAGCCATGCCAAAGAAATTCTTGAGGAAACCAGATCTCGATTCCCTCAACTGAGCAATCAAATCGATTTCTTCACGATGGAGACTTGCCTTTGCTCATTCAAGAAAATCTTTCGTGAACATCATGGTCGATATCTTGGTTATTATCTTGATCGCCAGTCTGAAGAAATCAATCAAGCAGAAGGCGACGGTTGGACTGGTATTGAATGGAATGTTTTGTGGCAAGCAAGAAATGAAACTCTTGATCTCAGACTTGCTCCGAGAAATACAATCAACAAAGAAAAGTTTACTTATTTCTTAAGAACAGGTAGAATAGAACGAATGGATTGGATGTTCGATGATGAACAACCAGTGAAAGAAGGTTTGGAGGCATTATGGTAAGAGTGATTGCTATGGGTGGTGAGCCAGCAACTGGCAAAACCACTTTGATGTTTAAATTGATTTCCATGGCTGATGATTGGGTTACTTCGAAGCCAGAGAAACTTCTTGATGCAATGTATTCCAAGAAACTGAATCTTTATATTCTTGGCAAGTATGTGAATGATGGTAATGTGTTCCAGGGCACTGATCGTTTGTCAATGGCAGTTCAACCAGATGCTACTGCGTTCTTTAGTAATCTTGCATATGAATCAAATGCAGATGGTCATAGTGTAAATGTGATCTTCGAAGGTGATCGTTTGTTCAATGGCAAAATGCTTGATCGCCTTTCTGAACTATTCCCAAATGATTTCAAGATTCTAATCCTTACAGTCAAGGATAGCACTCTTGATCAACGTCACATTGATCGCAAAGATGATCAAGATGACAAATTCAAAAATTCTCGTAAGACTAAAATCTCGAATATCATGGGGTCGCTGACACTCATGGACTATATAGAGACAATGGTCAACGAAAATCTCGATGATCAGTCTAAGATTATTGATCATATTAGAAAATTTTACAACTGGAGTGAATAATTATGCAGTTAGAAGTTAAGGTTGAGGATTTGCGCAAAAACAAACTCTTTGTCGCAACTCCGATGTACGGTGGTATGGCGCATGGTATGTATTTGAAGTCTTGTTTAGACTTGCAAGCATTGTGCGCTCAATATGGCATTGAAGTTCGTTTCTCTTTCATCTTCAATGAATCTCTTATCACTCGCGCTCGCAATTATCTTGTAGATGAATTCCTTCGTGCAGAAGGTTACACTCATCTCTTATTCATCGACGCTGATATTCATTTTGATCCGCGTGATGTTGTTGCATTGCTTGCTCTTGATAAGGATGTTATTGGTGGTCCATATCCAAAGAAATCCATTAAGTGGGGTGCTGTGAAGGAAGCTGTGAAGCGTCATCCTGACATTGAGCCTCTTGAAATGGAAAAGGTTGCTGGTGATTTCGTATTCAATCCAGCACCAGGCACTGAAAAATTCTCTGTTGCTGAACCAATTGAAGTTCTTGAAATTGGTACTGGCTTCATGCTCGTCAAACGTGAAGTCTTTGATAAATTTAAAGAAGCCTATCCTGAGTTTAGTTATCGTCCAGACCATGTTGGTCAAGCCAACTTCGATGGTAAGCGATACATTCACGCCTATTTCGATACCGTCATTGATCGCAAGCGTGTGGTCATGATGGATGGTATTGAGAAGGAAGTTGGTGGATCAGATCGCTACTTGTCTGAAGATTATATGTTCTGCCAGTGGTGGCGTCATCTTGGTGGTAAAATTTGGCTCTGCCCATGGATGAAAACACATCATATCGGCACTTATGCATTCACTGGTGATATGCCTGCAGTTGCCAATTGGGTCGGTTCTCTTTAATAAAGAGATTTTGTTATGATTGTAGGTTTAGTTGGCTTTATTGGAGCAGGTAAAGGCACAGTTGCAGATCTCTTGGTGGATCGTCATGATTTCGTCAAAGAGAGTTATGCGAATAGCGTCAAAGACGCCTGTGCCACGATCTTCGGTTGGAATCGTTCCATGCTTGAAGGTGACACTCCAGGATCTAGAGCATGGCGTGAGCAGCCAGATAAGTGGTGGTCAGAAAAATTCGGTTGTGAGTTTTCACCAAGATTGGCTCTCCAACTAATGGGCACAGAGGCAGGTCGTGATGTATTTCACCCTGACCTCTGGGTTCATACTGTGATGCGACGCTGCGAACAAGCACCATGGAATAACTATGTGATTGCTGATGTTCGTTTCCCAAATGAAATTGATGCAATCGTAAAATCAGGTGGCAAAGTTATTCGCGTTCGTCGTGGTGATGATCCTGAGTGGTATAGTCTTGCTCGTGAATGCAATCTTTATAACAAACAAGAAATAATGCGCAATGCATATCCAGAAATTCATTTCAGTGAATGGGCTTGGATTGGTTCGCATTATGATATTGTGATGGATAATAATTGTTCGTTGGATGAGTTGACTGTGAGAGTTGACAAGTTGGTTGATTCGTTATATAATAATCGTGTTGAAGCAAATGAGGTCGTTAATTATGAAACTTTCTGATGATACTGTGCAAGTCCTGAAAAACTTTTCAGGCATTAATCAAAGTTTGCAGTTCAAGTCTGGCAATACTTTGAAAACTATTTCTCCACTCAAGACAATCTTCGTTGAAGCAACTGTTGGTGAGAGTTTTCCAAAAGAGTTCGCTCTTTATGATTTGAACAAACTTTTGGCAAAGGTATCTTTGTACAAGGATGCCGAGTTGTCGTTTGACGATGACAAACTCAATATTAGTGCAAACAAGAAGTCTGATTACATCAAGTATTGCTCGCCGAAAGTTATTGTAACTCCACCTGAGAAGGCAATCACGTTTGGTGAGCCTGATTGTTCATTCAGTCTTTCGCAAGAAGATCTTGATTGGATGCGTAAGAGTGCTGGCATCTCTGGTTCGCCCAACTTCGTGTTTGAAAGCGATGGTTCCACAATTCACTTCATTGCTACAGACGTGAAGGATGATTCTGCTGATCAGTCCAAGATTGAAATTGGTACTGCTGAGAATGGTAAGGAATTCAAAGTTGTGATGAAGGTCGAAAACTTCAAGTTACTTGAAGGTTCGTATGACGTTGCAATTGCCAAGAAAGGTCTTGCTCGATTTAAGCACAAAACTGTTGACATCACCTATTACATTGCGATTGAAGCCGCAAGTTCAACTTTCGGAGAATAATGATGGCACTTGATAAAGTAAAGGTATTGGGATGCCTTCAAGAAATCTCCAACTCACTCACTCGTATTGAGGCTGAACGTGATCTGATTAAAGACATTCTTCAGAAGATGCAAGACGAATGTGAGATTCCAAAGAAGTTGGCTCGTAAACTGGCGCGTGTTTACCACAAACGTAATTATGAGGAAGAAGTCGCAGAGCAGAGCGATTTCCAAACCATTTACGAAAACGTGGCTAAATAAAAATATTGGGGTGCAATACTCTAAGTTGACGGCACTATCCGCCAGACTGCTCGCCGTGGGAGTTCACCTTCCCCACCCCATCTTCTCTTCGGAGTTATATTATGCATAAAGATGATCTAAAAGTATTGATTATTATTCTTTTATTCGCCGCATTCGCTCTCGTCAACACATTTTTTCTTTGGGTTCCTGCATCAGCACCACCTGTAATGTTGGTGTT